GTAAAGTCCAGGATACACGCGCTCGGTAATATTAGGCCCAACGTAAGCAAATGGCTCTTCTGGCTTAGCCACCGTCTTGCCTATCGCTGTGCTCTGAACAATCTCCTTCACCGTCTCGGTTGTCAACGGGAAGGACTTGCCTTCGTAAAGCATGACGTCGAGCGGAGACATCTGGTATTCTTTGATGATGATAGGGATCTTGATCTTGCCCTTCTCGCCAAGGGCGATGAATCCATAGCCATAGCCCTTCTTCGCATCAGTCTTCTTGAATACAACCTCTATGTTTTCTTCTACAAGATCTGGGAACTCCTCGTTAAGATGCTTGAGAACCTCCTCGTCCCACAGGTTAACATCCTGCGGCATCTCGTAGGTTGCATTCTTCTCCATCTCGGCCCTGAAGATCAGCGGAGCATTAATGTCTGACGTGTTCATGCACTTCTCCTAATTGGCTGTAGTCTTAACTGTAGATGCATGTACCGTAATGCCTGTTTGAGTCTTGCATCCATCTAGAGCCAGCGGCTTCCCTTCAACGGTTATCTTAGAACTAACCCCGCTTACTATATACCAGAACACCCCACCAAATCCCTCTCCACCATCACCAAGCGCGGCGGCAAGCTTGCCTTCAATTTTTGTTTTAGTAGCGTTGACTTTAGTTATTGTATGATCGGGGAAGATTCCCATCAAGTCGCCTTTTCGCACTATTTTTTCCATCTTTTTTATCCTATCTCTATGGCGCTGCCATCTAATTTTAGCGTGCCAGTAGAGGTAATTGTTAGGTCTCCTGTCGCTGCCCAGCTTGACCCAGCCGCTGCCATCTCCAAAGTCCCACCAGCGGTCTCGATCGTGACGTCCCCTGTGACCTTTATGGTCATGTTGCCTTCAGCTTCAAGGGTAACATTCCCGTCTTCATCGATATGCTCTGTGTACTTAACCGTACCCGCTGTGGTCTGGATAACCCGCTTATAGACCCCTGCGCCGTCACCTACTGTCTCTACGAATGAAGGGTTATCGTCATCAACTTTTTGTTTGACCTCACGTCTGTAGTTGGTGGCCTGTGTCTCTTCATCGTTGGTGAATTCTATCTTACCGCCAGGGGTCATCATAGTGTAGTTCACACAGAGATCTGTGACCCAATTTCGGAGCTTTGAATAAAGCCGCATGCAAAGCTTTGTGGCCTCGACCAGGATGTTCCCGTTCGTGAACATCTTAATTCTATTACGAGCTCTTGTCATCAAGCAATAATCGCCAGGCAACATGTCACCGTCTCTATTGTTGCGATACGAGCTTATGATTTCGTTGTTCTCGCTAGACTGGGTCGTTGTCCCAGCCTGGTTACTAAGGTTGTCGGTTACCTCTGCGCCTACGGAAGATTCTGGGTCAACGGGCGGCAAATAGCCCAAGATAAAGTACTGACCGTATGCATTGCATACCAGACATTGGGCCCCCACTTCAGGAATGAAGTAAGCGCCCTGGCCCCTCTCCCTAAAAAAATAAGGGCTGAGCATCGGGACGTTGTACTGCCGTATCCCGGTTTCATGCAGCTGGACCACCACTGTCCAGCGTTCCACGTCCACCGCGACTATAGATCCATGTAAAAACGGCGACGGGTATTCCTTGAACGGGGAATACCCGACAAACGAAGGCACGTCCTTAAGCACGTCTACCACTGCCAACCCCCACAAACAACATAATTATACCTATGCTTATGTTTGATGTCAAGCCTTTCATTTTTCGGATTGTATGTAGACCATCTCGTGGCAATACTCGATATGGCGTGACAAATGTCACGGCTCATTTCCCAATCCTCGGCAAGCGCTCCTGTGGGTTCTTGTCCTGATGAAAGCCCTGGAACGATCCGGACCTGAGCGCCCCACTACTATGTTGCTCCATCGCACTAATTCTGGCAATCAGCCCTATATATTTCTTGGGGTTCTTGAACATATCCTTCTTAAGCGCCTGAGAAAAGCCCGTGCCGATGCGAGAAGCCTTGACCCGCTTCCCCTGCACCTGGTCAAAAATAATGCCCCCAGCCTCTTCCCTGGCCTTGCTACGGGCCTTTGTGAAGATACCTGAGATCCTAACATCGTACTCAGGCTTAAACTTAACCTTAGTAGCCGGCCTAGATGACGCCGGGTCCCATAACACAACTCCTTCTTTTGTTTCTGGTAGTTTATTCTTCTTGATCATCTCAAATAATTTTCTCTTCTGCTCCGGGGTTGAAGCTTCCGGTGGCAGCCTAAACGTATCAGGCATCGCACTTACTATTTTGTTAAGTATCTTTCTTTTCTCTTCGTAGTTCTTATTATCTACCGGAACGCCCCTGTATCTTACTACGTCGAAGATATAATTCTGCAAGATGCCGCGGCCTAATTGCTTCTTGCGGCTCTTCCAAACATTAGAGTTCAGAATCCCTCCCAGTTTATGGGCAGGGAGCGCTTTCCTGTTGGGCCGCATCGCCACAAGCTCGCCGCGAACAACGGTATCGTCCAGCTCGGCCGGAGCTCTCACGTACCTAAGCCCAGGAATCCTATCAGTGTGCTGTATAGGCAAAGGAGATTTCTTAGAAGGCCTATAACTAAAAACCCTGACCGGTTGGTTCTTTTTAAGAAGCGTGGTTACATGAGCTCCATCCAGTTTTGCTTGCATTATAGTCGGAGAATCGAAATCGACTTCATTTGGCTTGATCTCTCTATACTTGGGTTTAGATTGAGGGATCTTCGCAGCTTTAGTTGGGGTTTTGTTGATCAATAACCATTTATTGCCCATGGTTCTTATAAGCGAATATTCTTCAGTGTTCTTCCCGGGGTAAGCGTTGAAAGTAACCTTTTCAGGAGAAGAAGAAACTATTTCTACATCCTCTGCTCTGTATTTTTTAACTACGCCAGCTCCATATCCAGAAGGGATTCTACCGGTGAAGCTAAAATAATCCAGAGTGTGGTCAGGTTGCTGGATTGCCAGTACTTTTTGACCGGGTTCAGGCCATCTCCTAATAACCCAGCTGTGGCCCACTCCGGAATCCGGATTACCCAGGCGTAGATCAAGGTGCCTTCCTGCTCGCTCTGCATGATGCTCCTGTACGGCCATTGGCCAGGTAGTATCAGCAACCTTTGGAGGATTTGTTATCCTCGATTTGGAAGGTAGTCCTGGCGCAAACTCAGCCATGCTTCTTGCCTTGCGCTTGCTGACGCCTAATTATCCAGTGAGTAGTCAGGGCTAAGGGGATTGCCGTCGCTGCGTGCGTTAGCGCTCCCATGGCCAATGGGTACGCTCCCTTAAGCGCTTTGGAGAATCCATGCAACTTACGAAGCTTGTGTAAAGCGAAACCGGATGCCATTGCTTCCTCTACCATACGAGGGATGTAAGCCGATGCACCTAATAACGCTGGATGCTTTTCAATGGTATCAATTATTTTGTGACGAATAGACTTTTTGTCCTTCCCTGCAATGCCAGCTCTTGCCTTTCTAAACAGCAAAGGGACTGTCAGCAAGTTGGTAAGCGGAGTATACGCAAGAGTGCGAGCAAACCTGATAGGTTTGGATGTTGCATTGAAAGCTCTCGCGTGCCCTGCCTCGTGGTAAGCAATGGGACGATTTTCAAAAGAACTCGTAATTTTATCGCCTGCAGGCTCATAATGTGATTTCATAGTCGATATCAAACTCGCCAATTTGCCTTTGACCCCTATGCCCTTCAGAAAACTGTCGGCTACTAGTTCAGTCTTAAGCCCCTTCTCTTTTAGTATCCTTTTTGTAAACTTTATAATGTCGCTTTTTTCTCTAGGAGTGCTCGTTGCGTGCAAAGAATGGACTAGAGCTGGCGCCAAAGCCAGTTGAGCCCCTGCTCCAGCAATACTTGGTACAAACACGATCTTCGCGATCGACGGCTTGTCAGCTTTTTTTCGTTTCATTTGTCACCTATTTGCTTCAGTCTCACTATCATTTCTTCATTCCCCTTTTTCCTTCTGCCAGGCCAAAGCAATCTCTTTAAACTGTTTAATGAGCGCGGCTTTCTTGGCGGCTATGTCGTAGATCTTTTCGTCAACAGACGTCGAACCGTCTGACGGGATGGACAGGTAGCGCTTTACCCTGACGGCTCGCTGCTCAGGCGGTAGATAGGAGAGCCCGCCACGACGAATCCCGCGGCCCTCGGTCTGCGTGATCCTTTCCGGGTTATAATGCCCATCAGCCATTTGGATCATAGTCGTATTGGGAAGGTTTAGCCCCTCGCTGCCTGCGCCTGAGATCAACAGCACTTTTGTCTTACCTGCATTGTAATCTGATACGGCTTGATCCCTGGAAGTTTTGGGGTCTCTTCCTGTAAATCTGCCGTAGGGGATCTTGGCCTGTTTTAGCGCTTCCTCGAGCACGTTAGTACCGCTGTCGATGAAGTTCGAGAACATAACGATCTGGCCACGAGGATTCTTCTTTAGCTCATCCGTGGCATCGATCATCATCGATAGGATCTTGGGCGTTTGCTCCACAGCAAGCTCTGCCCGGGGATATCCTACGTTATTGGATATCTGGCGAGCGGCCATGGTCTTGTTTATGATCCGCTGCAGGATTTTCTCTGGCACTAATTCGGCCTTGGATAAAATCTTCTTCTCAACCATGGTGAGCTTCTTGTCTAGTATCGCTTTGTACATATTGGTCTGCTCAGGACTCATCGGAACCTTTACGACATCAACGACCTTCCTCGGAACGTCTTTCAGCTGAGGCTCCGCGAAGTGGTAAGAAGCACCCACGAACCGGCCAAGTTTCTCTGGCTGCTTGAACCCCTTGATCGGACCATGCTTTTGGTGCCCAAAAAGCCCGAAGAACCAATCAGAAATCCCATCGGCTTGCCGCTCGTAAAACTCCTTTTGGAACTGTGCCGGAGACATCTTCTTCTGAGAAATCGCATTGATCAGCGACACGGCCTCGAACGGGTCGTTCATCGCAGGGCTGGCACTCAATCCGATGAAGTTCTTGATATTGGGCCTTATCCGCCTTATCGTCTTATGGAGTTGTGTCTGTGGGTCTTTCATCCGATGCATCTCGTCCGCGATCACCGTATCGGCCCCGGTCATTTTCAAATACTTCTCGGGGTCTCTCTTAAATAAGTCGTAGCTCATCACATAGAAGTCTTTATCGCCCATCTTCTCTATGTTGTGCTTCTTGTTGACGCTTTCCACTTTGCTTCCGATAATACCAACTCTTGCATCACTAAACTTTTTAACTCCCTCTTCTGCATAATTAGTCCTGAGCCCGGCCGGGACCAGGACCAAGGCCTTCCCGGCTTTGCCTTTTTCCCGAAGCCGCAGGAAGGCCATAATAGACGCGGCCGTCTTTCCAGTACCAACGCCATGTGCAGCTATACCGACACCCTCATTCTTCTCTATGAAATCGATGAACTCTTTCTGGACCGGAGTGGGAGTTATCCCTGCCCTTATTTTGGGAACTCTCATCCGTTTAGATTTTACGGAGGGGAACTTCGGGGCCAGAGGAACAGGTTTTTGCCCTGGCACCATACCCGCCGCACCAGCAGCAGCCGTAGGCAGTGGGGGGGCCACTACTGCTGGCTGTCGAGCTGGGTCAACAATCCTCACCGGCGGCGGCATACTTGTTGGCAACTTGGCCACAACCGCAGCGGCAAACTTCTTCAGGTCCATCATGATGCGTCTTCCATCACCAGGTACTTGCGTGGTTCGCCGTGCGGATCGTAACCAGTTCCCGATTCCCCTCCTAATGCTCTATGCGCCTCGATTATCTCCGGAATATCTTGATCTTCAAGAGATAGATCGTCAAAAAACTCGGCCTCGATAGGCTCTTCTGAAGCCCGTTTCTCTCTACCGGCTAGAGCGCCATAAGCGTAGGCTGGGACCGGAGCGCCCATAATATCAGACTTCCAACCCTGTGCCGCACCTTGTGTAATTGTTTTTGCGAGCTGCTGATAATTAAGCCTTGTCAGCCAGTCGTTGCTAACCAATGGATAGGTATTTACGCCTCTAAGCCTTGGCTCGAACTTGATCTGAGAGTCAGCCGACTTGCCCCTATTAAATTTCCCTATTGCGGACAATGTTGTTATATCTCCAGAAGAATAAGTGGAGTCTCCAGGATCTATTACCTGCCCTATGTTTACTAATGGCCGTATCGCAGTCTCAAAGATCTTGTTCTTGATCTTTATATTCTGGGCATCGAATTCCTTCTTGATCTCATCGACCAAGTATCCCCTGGTGGCCTCTACGCCTTTCAGCTGAAGCAGCTCTTGCGGCTTTACTACGCCATCGCTGATGAGATCGCCCTTCTTTACCGTCTGGCCGATTTTGACAGTTGGCGTACGCCCCGGGTCTACGAAGTGTTCTCTCCCGTTGATCATTATTTCAAATCCGCCAGCAGGAGAACGCTTTATGCCTTCTACTCTGCCATCAACCTCCGCCAAGGAAGCCTTGTTACGAACGATATCTGTCATCTCCAGAAGCTCTTTTACTCGCTTAAATCCACCGATTAGGTTTCGCTTGCCAACCTCTGCCACGCTGCCAGTATGGAAAGTGCGCAGGGTCATCTGCGACATCGGCTCGGTAATAGTCTGTGCGGCTAAGACCCCCACGTTCCTTCCTAGTTCTACTTTCTTGCCATGCTCATCGATCCCGTAACATAGCTGGCAAACGCCATCGGGAGCCTCACAAGTAAGCGGGCTTCTGACCGTAATGGTCTTTACCTTCCCGCGAAGTTTCGTGATCAGATTGCTTGTGACAAGCGCATTCCTTGAGGCCACCCCCCTAACCCCAACAGCTAAATACCTGTCTAATGCCTCTGCGTCGTTCACGCTCACTCGTATGCCCTTACGTGTACCGCAGTCCTGGATAGTGACCCGCTCCTGGATCGCCGCCTGGACCAGTTCCTTACTAAACGCTCCTGGCTTGGAAGTCATCAGCGACTTGTCAATGATCCCCTTTCGGGCTCCAGGCATTGTCGCCAAATAGTCACCTATTGGTAATCCCTCGGCAAAAGAGTGCTTTATCGGTACTGGGATCAGCTGATCGTTCATGTCCTTGACGAGGACTGGAGCGGCTACAATCTGCCGGAGCTGCGACATGTTCCCTCTCGCTCCGGATACAACCATCTGATAGAACGGATTATTGCTCTTGGACATCTCATCGCCAAGCCATTTATCTATTTTCTCAACGGCCTCACCATATGCCTGCCCAACCCCAACCTTCTTGGCTCTCTTGTCTGCAGCAGCAAAGATCTTGTCGCGTGCTTTGGAGTCTACATTAAGATCATCCAGGCCTACGGAGAATCCAGAACTATAGGCGTACTCGTTGCCCATGTCCTTCAGCTTGCTTACGACACTAGCGAACACCTGCGGCTTGTCTTTGGCCAACTTGTTAAGAAGCTTGGCCAGATTTTTCTTGGTGGCGATAAGCCCAGACGTCCTGTATTCTTTTGGCAAAACGCTATTGACGATGGCCTGCCCAAGCGTCATCTTCTTGCCTGCGACACTTACAACATCGGAAAGAGCGTATTTCTTTTTCTTGTACGCCGAGATTGCGCTTGCCAAATTTTTGAATCTGGCCTTTGTCTGTTTGCCGCCAGACGTCATGAGGTACAGCCCAAGCACCGCTTCCTGTGCCGGTAGATTCATCAAGCTTCCATCTCGCGGGCTAAACAAATTGGCGCTAGGAAGCATCTTGAAAGTTTCTTTTCTCGCCTCTTCCGTAATAGGAAGATGGATAGATGCTGTATCGCCATCGAAGTCCATATTGAACCCCTGAATAATCAATGGGTTGGTCTTTATGGCTTTGCCTGATGTTATAGTCGGCTTCAAAGCCATGATCGAGAATTTATGAAGAGTAGGCGCCCTATTCATCATCACCGGTCGATCTTTCATGACCGACTCGAGCGCCTTTCTGGCTAATTCATTGCGTTCTTTTAAATGCTCTTTCGCCTTAAGTGGCGTATAACCCATCTGCACCAATTCTCGTATAATAAACGCCTCGTAGAGCTTCCAGGCCATCTGTTCCGGAAGCGCTATCTCGTCCAGCCCCAAGCTTGGTTCCGGGATAACCGTAGACCTTCCCGAGAACTCTTGCCGTCGGCCCATGATCTTAGACTGGAAGAATCCGGTCTTAGGGCTGTCACCCGCTATCTGCTCTATGAATCCCTTTCTCTTTCTGCCCGTCAGCCCGCTTCCTAATCCAACTATCCCCTTGAGCCCGTCATACATATCTCTCCTGAGATTCATCTTGAGGTCTTCTGGCAACGTCTTATCTTTCATCTGGTTGCTGACCAGTATGGTGTCTCTGTAGAGCTCGTTTACCTGGCTTGTCCCCAGGTTACCGTTGGGCAACGCATAAATAGGCCTGAACACGGCCGGGACCATCGGGAAGTTTTCTATTACGTAATCCGATGGGCTCATCTTCTTCTCTTTGAGCGCGGATAGATAGCGGATTTTGCGGTTGATCTTTTCCAGTTCCGAGCCGCGTAATCCTGGCGCTCTGGATTTCAATGTTTGGAGCTCTTTGTCCACGTTTATATTAGACAGGAGAATCTTGATGGCTGCACCGCCGGTCACCGCTCCGCGTGCGCCCTTTTCCGCTTCGCTGCCATCTTTGCCGACCCACTTTTGTCCGTCTACATACTCTCTGTAAGCGGCTTCCGTTAGTCCCAGCAACTCTCGTATCGGCATTTCGAAAACAGGATTGGGTACTGGTTCGGCCAGCTTGAAGTGGTTCCAGTACTTCCCTTGAGTTCCGCCGGTGACCACGGGATCGAAGATGCCGCCGCGCTCAGGCCTTAGATCCTTGGCCCGAACAGCCAGCGCATCCTTGACTTCGCCGTTGGACATCTCTAGGATCTGTTTGTCCGTGAGCGGTTCCAGCTGAAGCTTATTGCCGTCTTTAACAACGTCGATACCCGACCCCTTTAACATCGCCTCTAGTTTCTGGAACGCGAAAGGGACCTGTGGCGCAGGTAACGGATTGCCTGTCTGCAGGAAACGCCAGTATTCATCGTTGCGCTCGCTCTTAGAGGTACTCATTTCCTTTAGGTTTTCTTTTGCCCCATGAGCCAATAGCGCAGCGAACTCCATCTTGCCTATGGACTGCCCGCCCTCTCCTCCGCCGCTAGGCGGCTGAAGGTCCATCGTGTACCCACCAGTAGACCTGGCCGAGAACTTCTTCCTTGTAGGATGGTCCAGCTTCATGATGTATTGCTTGCCAACGAGTACATTCGGGATCGTTTTGTTTAGCCCTGGATCAAAAAGGTCCTCTTTGTCTTTTAACCCAGCGGCCTTAAGGTCTCTGAGCACTTTATTTGTATAATTCTCCCCAGAGAAATTATCCACGATATATGGCTTGCCTGTTTTATCAGCTATCTTCCCTGCTGCCGTCTCCAGCATTTGACCTAAGTTAATACGACCAACAATCCCGTTAGGATTAAGTAGAATCTCCACGGGCTTACCATCTTTTGTTTTTGGCATTTCTGCGTCTGGGATTATCCTAGTGATAACGCCCTTCGCCGCGTGTCTCGAAGAGAGCTTGTCTCCTATCTTCGCAGTCTCTTCCGTAGTCATATAGACTGTAACTTTCTTCGGCTGTTTCGATACATCTACCACTATAGCTTCGTCTTCGTCCTGCCAAGTCACGGATGCGTTCTTGTATGGCTGCACGAATGCCCTATGGAGCTTGCGCAGCATCTCTGACTCAGTCCCGGCTTCTTCTAGTTTTAGGGCTGCGATTATAACATCGCCGAATTTAACTCTCTGCCCTACTTTAATCACTCCGTCATCGTCGAACTTTTTAGATGCTTCAACGTCGAGGATGTCGGGATAATAGGCTCTGAATTTTTTAAGGTTAAGTACTACTCCCTGGTCGATATCGACCGACTCTTGATGCATGTGCATGCTGGTTAGTTTCCTAGATGCACCCTCGGATATAACTATCCCGTCCTCGAAATTGTAACCTTTGTATGGGACGTATGCGGTATTGTGCACCACAATACCATTTGCTATCGCAAAATTCGGATTGGCTCCCATCTCAAAGTCATAAACCATCCCCTGGTATTCAACTGGGGTTACGCTGGCAACTCTATCCCAAGCCAAAGTTTCATTCTTAGCAATCGCCCAGAGAGTTAACAATTCGCTATCTATTGGCGGATCGCTGAAGATATCAAGCAACAATTTCCTCGGAATAAATCCTCGCCTTATGCTTGCCCCACAATTTGAATAGCAAGAACCAGCCCTCTTCTTACTACCGAACTTTTTTGTGACATACGAAAGCAGTTTGCCGTTAACGCTTCCCCACAAAGGGATCATGTTATGCATATCAAATTTAGGTTCCCTGACACCATCCCTCAAAATCTTTTCTTTTCGATCACAGAAAATCCGAGGGAAATCATTGTGGGACTTTGTAGCGATTCTTACCATCCAGCAATGCTTGTATCTGCTTCCGTCATCGCGTTCCTGCCCGAGGTAATCCATGACAGTAGAGTCTATCCCAAGTGTCGTGCAAAGCAGAGAAAGCCCATCTCTCAATAGTTTAGAGGCAGACGAACAGCTTAATTCTAAAACATCTCCAGTTTTTACATTAACCGTTCCGTCTCCGGCCCAATATGCCCCCAAGAGGGCTTCCCGAATATTGCGCGGAGAGGCCCAAATGTAATCTGGCATCTTTTTATTTTCTGCTAGATGCCCTGCTTCTTTCTTGAGATGCAGTGCCAATCTTGCGTCATAAATATTTACAGTTGTCTCTTTAAAAACTGGTGTAAATCCACATGCGCTTGCAGCAGTTGCAATGTACTCTCTCACGCTAAGATCGCATGCAGCAAAAGATATTGTTTTGTTTTGGCTTACATGGCCTTCTGCCAAATAAAATCCTACTAGTTTCCCAAAATCCTCTGTGAGCTTAACTACTAGATCTTCTTTTCGCTCAGAAGCCAGATTGATCCCTGTCAATTCTTTGCTATTGACAGGCAAAGATACAATGCGGGGCAGCCAGCAAGCTCCACAAGCAAGATCTCCTGGCTTCTTTTTTACCAGTTTCCCGTTTTCTAAAACAATAAAGCTATGAGACTCTGTTGCTTTTATCTCTCTCCCGCTCCAGGTTTTTACTGCGAGCACTCCCTCGTCTACTTCATGGGCTATAAACTTCGATATGGGCAATGTTTCTCTCTTGAATGGAGCTTCTTCGTTTATTGTGTCTGCTTTTAGTCCGACCTTTGGCAGCAATTGCCCAATCTCGCAAAGGCGCGGTCTGTCATTAGCATCGTAGACAAATACTAGCGTATCTGCAGTCACGCTGCTCAGGTTTGTTCCTGTAGTATATATCCCGTCTTTTGTGTAATTGGTATCGGCAAGCAGGTCGCCCTTGCGGACCTTGTCGCCCACTTTTACTCTTGGATCTGACTGAAGATATACCTGGGAGTTCAGTGGGAACTTATTGAAGATCGTGGCCGAGACCGTTTTGCCTCTGTTGTCCTTGATGCGTATTTCGTCTGGCGTGACTTTTGTCACGGTGCCATCTACTGGAGCGGCTCTGCTGGAAGCATCGCCCATGATCTTCGGGTAGGTGATCCCTCTGCTCAAGTTAGTCTGGACTAAGGGGACTTCTCTGTTGAGCAACGGGAGCGCCTGGTCGAGCATCTTTGACGCCATCATGGCGCGGTTGCCCTGATCGGTGGGCAGGAATGGGACCATGTTGGAGTTTATGTCGAAGAACATCTTGGCCGAAGGGAATACGTAGTCTACGTCCTTCCTGGCGACTTCTACAAACTCGCCGTTCCTGATCGCTTTTATCTTGGCAGATTTTGGGACGAGCTTGCCCTTGACCAAGTCGTATTGGTCCCTGAAGGCCACGGTCACCTTGGCCATATCCGATGGGTTGAGCTGGGAGTTCTTCATCGTCTTTGGATTTACCAAAGTGATAAACAGATCGTTGCCTATCTTTTGCGCTCCGGCTATGTGCAGAGAAGTGCCTACCCGGTCACCCTCTGGGGTATGTACTGGGTCGATGAACCCGAACGAAGTGGGGTTGACCGCACGGGACTCCATGGTTATCGAGTGCACCGATGGGATGCCGCCGGGGCCGAGCATGGTCGTTTTGCTGGTCTCGCTCAGCATGCTCAGTGGGTTGGTCTGTGGCGTCACTTGGGCCAGGCCGCTGAATTCATCAGAGCCGGTAAAGAACGTCTCGACCGAATTGCCGAACATATCGGCGCTCACTATGTGCCGAATCTTATCGCGCCTATCGATGTTACGATCAATCGCCCTGGCGATGTTGTTTGACGTCTTTACTAAGCGTTCGGGCAGCAGGTCTTCTACGGAATGGAAAGTCTTGAACTCGAGCGCGTCACGGTCGTCGGTCTTCTGAGTGCCTCGGCTTACGGCCAAGACCTTCTTCGTGGTCTCGAGCAATAGGTCGGCGTCGACCTTGCTGAACGCCCTGCCCAGCGTTTTCACTGTTGTCTCTTTGGATATCTCTGTGCCCGAGAAATAGGTCGTAAGGTTCGCAAGCGCTTCGGCCACATCGGCGGCGGGCTGGCCAAGAAACGCCTTGTGGGCTTTTAGTATCTCGCTATCGTAATTGGACTTCTTTGAGTTGTGATCGGTAAGCTCTTTGCCCCAGGCCTTTTCGATGTCAGCCTTGTTTACGCCCAGGCCAAGCAGCAGCGGATAAAGCTTTGCGTTCGCCGTACCGATCTTGGCCGTGAAGAGCCCGGATTGTGGATCAAGCATGACGTTGAAGTTCTTGCCCTTGGCCAGGTTGACCCAGCTGTCGAGCAACCCGTTGTTCTGGATAATCGTGTATACGCCGGGCTTCAACCGGACCATGTTCTGTACCTGGTACTCGTTCCCGTTGACAATAAACGATCCGCGGTCCGTCATCTTCGGGACCACGGCTAGCCGCACCTTCTCTTCCGTATCGATAACCTTGCCCGACGCATTGTCTACGAGCTCTATGTTCCCATAGACCGGCACGGCCCAGGTCCGCTCCTTTAGCTTGGCCTCATATTGCGATTGATAATCGTGTGGGGTCAACTTGTCCTCGACCCACACCTTCTTAAGCCTTACGGTCCTAATCTTCCCCTTCCTGGGAAATAACTTTTGCACCGAGTCTATAATCTTATTCTTGGTGTCCTCGAACTGTTTGTCGAAGTCAAACATCTTTGGCCCCCAATGGGATGTGCTCGATGGTTATTATAGTCACTTTAGCAGTGGTAGTCAAGATAGAACAGGGTATAAGAATTCTGTCAATGGGAGCTTAACTAGGTACATAGGGAGGTGTGGGGTGGCCAAGAGAATTTCCAGGGTTTCAGCTAACCTTTTGAAGTCATTAAAAAAATCAACGTCCGAAAAAGATGTTGAGAACGCCTACCGGAAAGCCTTCGAGACCATCTATCCTGGTAGCATTTCATCCCCATTTAAAACAGATGGGATTCTTGAAACAAAGGAAATATCGATCCTTCTGGAATTCAAATTTGGATGGAAGCTTACAGAGCCACTAGAGCAGGCAAAGGCCATAATACAGGCTGTTTGGTATTTAAAACAAATCATGGATAGTGGGAAACAACTACCAAAAGCGGTTTTTATCGGCGACGAGAACGAGTGTTTTTGCGTACCAACACACAAATTATCAAAGTACCTGGCAGAAAAGGTTGATTGGACTATAGCTCCGTCCAAGGCCTATTCTTGCCATCAAGAGCTATTGATCAAGATTTCATCTGACGCAGAAGTATATCCGTTCACTTATAAAGTAATCGATACGCTAGACTTCCTTTCTGTCATAGAGCGGGTAAGAAAAATCAACCTTGATCAACCGGTTGAGATCGCCGTCACTAAGCATAATTTATGCGCAGTCTACAATAGCTTTGTAAACGCGCTCTTTCATGGACAGAAAACTATCGACGAGAATGAGATGGTCGACACGTTTATCACCTGCTTGATTGCTCCAAACGATGCTTACTTGCATCCAAATAAGCCAAACACAATGGTATGCGACAAACGAGAATACAAAGTCAAAGAGAAGTCCTTTCGGTCTTTCTTTGAAACCTATCGCAAAAAACACACAGCTTCAGAGATACAGGAAATAACCGCAACGAAAGACAGGATCATAGAAAATCTCTACCGTCGAAGGACAGGGGCGTTCTTTACCCCAGACATCTGGGTGGCAGAAGCCCACAAGATGATCTCTGACGTCTTTGGCCCAAACTGGAAAGAAGAGTTTGTTGTTTGGGACTGCGCATGCGGGACTGCCAATTTGACCCGTGACTACAAGTTCAAAGAACTCTATCTTTCTACGCTCGAAAAAGACGATGTGCAGATCATCAAGAAGTGCGCCTACAACCCGGAAGCTGCCGTGTTCCAGTACGACTTTCTTTCGGAGCTGGAGCTAGGCAGCAAAATTCCAACTGGACTAAAGAAGGCCTTCGAAGACAAAAGACCTGTTCTGATTTTCATCAATCCGCCTTACGGAACCGCCCAAACTGGCGATGACAGGAACGGCAAAAGCAAACCCGGAATTGCCAAAACCTGGATGAACAAAGAAATGAAGAGATCTAAAGTAGGTGGATGTCGAAATCAATTATATGCTCAATTTCTATACCGAATCAGTCAACTAAAAAACCGGTTTGGGAATCGTGTTTCTCTCGGAACGTTTTCTCCTCCACTGTTTGTGACGGGGCCCTCTTTTAAGAAGTTTCGTCCAATATATTTCAGTCCTATGAAGTTTCGATCTGGGATGCTTTTTCCGGCTAGTGAGTTCGCAGATGTTAAAGGAAATTGGGGTATCAGTTTTACTATATGGAATTCTCAAGGGAATAATAATGACGTTGTTTTGCACATAAAGGAAATCAATCCAGATTCATGCGCAATTGAGACAAATGACAAAAAGACTCTATACGCCCCTGTTGTTGGCGGAGAGGCCTCTTCATGGGCAAAAAAAGGATTGGCCGGTAAGTCTGAAGACGTCCCCCAAATGAGTAGTTCTATAGGTATAAAAGCTAAAGGGCATAGCCGTATGATCCCAGGATCTTTAGGATACATGAACAACAATTCCAATAATGTTTACAAAAATCTTACTTGCGTGGGTTTGTACTCATCTGCTTATTCGGCATGCGGAGGTTTCTCCATCCAACCCACTAACTTCATGCGGGCCATTGCGCTGTTCACTGCTAGGAAGACGATCCAGCCTGACTGGGTGAACTGCAAAGACGAGTATCTTGTTCCAAACACTGAACATCCGGACTACAAGCAGTGGAACAACGATGCATTGGTCTATGCTCTGTTCAATACGTCAAGCAATCAGTCTTCACTGAGAGACGTGGACTACAAGGGCAAGAAGTGGGACATCCCCAACAAGTTCTTCTTCATGGCTAACGCCGAGATGATGGATCTCGCTGATAAAGCTAGTTTCATGGAAATGTACCAAGACACAAAACGATTCCCAGAAGAGGCATACGTGTACAATCTACTCGGCTCTACTCAACTTTCTAGTGATGCTCAGGCCGTCTTAGACGCTGCTCGTGATTTGATTCGGAAAACGATGTCGATGCGGGCTCTGTACAACGAGTCCCATCCTGAATACTGCCTACAATCTTGGGATGCTGGCTGGGCGCAACTGAAGCCCTTGATGAAAGAGCATTTCAAGGATGAACTTAAAAACTTCACGATTTTGTACAAGGCATTCGAAGACAGGATGCGTTTAGGAGTGGAGAAGTTTGGATGGCTAAAAAGCTGAAACGTTCTCGTCCGAACTACAATTCGATAAACCATGCTTGCCCACACTGGGACGGGGGCATCTATCCCAACGCTATCTTAACTTGCCCCATATGCAAAAATACGAAAACGATAGATAGGTGGAGGACGAAGCGTTGCGCTACGACTGAATTAATTATATCCGGAGTGAAATGTCACTTATGCCTGCTCGAATGTAAATGCAACGAATGCTATGCGGACTTTTGGGTTGGCTTAAATGATATTTTCACAGACAACAGAAGGGACCAATACGTGAGAGATGAAAGGATACGTTATTGTCCTCGTCCCATCATCCATAGTGCATTTGACATGAAAAACTGCAGGCCGTTTCCGCAAGGGACCAATACGTGGAGGAACTTCTGACCAACGTAATCGTACCTCCGTGACATTTGTCACGCCTTAACCCAAAGGAGAGCCAACATGGCTAGCAAGAAGAAATGCGACCACTACTGGTGCTACCCATCCGCCGTCTACGCAGGGGATACCGAGAACAAAGTGGTCGTCAGGCGCTATTGCTCTAAGTGCAAGAAAGAAGAGCATGCGACTTCTAATCGCTGGCGTCCAAGCGCGGTGGGAGAAAAGAAGCGCTTCGACCACCATGCATGGGATGCCTAAAGGAGATTCTAATGCAGTGTCAATTCCCTGGTTGTTCCAATGAGGCTCAAATCGATATCCTTTACGGCAGGGGGCATGTATTGACCAAGAGCGTGTGTGTTTATCACATGGCGGATGAGTATGGTAGTAATGTGGATATGTACTCTGGATGCCGCTTCTTGCCCGTAGGGGCCAGCCGTGAGCCGCTTAGGGCCCCAGCCCCAGAACCGGCTATAGCCCCGGTAGAGACCCCCCAGGAACCTGCCGGCTGCGGCGGCTGTGGGATGTGTAGATAGGTCTTTTTTCTGGTATAAGAATTATGGTGAGAGAGATAGATCGTGTGATCTGCCTCTCTCTTGGGATGCCACCCGGCCCGGGTGGCAAGAAAAAGGAGGATCTGAAGATGGTGACATCGGCAATCAGAGCGGGGGAGGTGGCCGTCGGAGTTTTCGTCGGGCTGATCGCCGCCGCTGGCAGCAAGAAGATCTGGGGCTTGATCTTCAAGTCCAAGGCCGAGACCAAGGTGGAGGAAAAGAAGGCTGCCTAGGCAGCCAGGGAACCCCCGCATCAGCGCGGGGGTTCTTTTTTTTGTTCTAGAACGGGCGGTCCCTTGCAATGGGGATAAGGCATCCGACGATTACATTGCACGTCGGGCGGCCGAACAGCCGTGAAGGCCAGCTGAATAGGTTGGTCGGCCCGAATGCCGACCGGGTACGCCCCCGGGATCGGCAACCGTCCACCATTTTTTGGGCGGCCGGAGAACACCGCGAGAGAATCCGGGGCGAATGCCCCTTACGTGGTGCCGGCCGCCCACTAATCCATCGCATAGGCATCTTAACTAAGAAAGGAGGTGGAAATGGTGGGAGTCTTTGTTCTCAAGGTAATTCACGCACTCCTCGCTAGCCTGGTTTGACCTGGGCAGAAAGCGCCGGAGAATGCTGTGAATTCCGAACTGAGAACAAAGGTTAGTGATATCTTGGCGGCTGCGGGTTGGACCATAGAACGAGTCCAATCCCTAGACGCGGCCAAGACGATCTCGAAAACCCCCGGCATAAAGGGACTCCCTTCTGAGGCGATAGAACCCAAACAGATAACCCCGAGCAAATCCCATAGGCCACATAAGCCGCTCAAAATCGGCAAGGGTGGCCACTTAATTGTGTTTGGAGGAGCGAGGAACTCGAGACCCCGCTCTTAAGATTTGTTCGGGCAGGTGGGGCAGCGCTGAGCGTATGCTTAGTGCAGTTCTACCGGAAGAATGGGGAGCACCTCCGACCCCATTTTTCTTTAACTGGTACTTTCTACGTCCCTAAAAAATACCTGAGACCACAGATCATTATCTAGCTGCCTGAGCTTAAAGGCAGTAAAGTTGTTCACAAATAATTCGTGCTCGTCATCCCAGCTTCTGGCAGACCTGGCAAAACCTTTTCTCACAAGCGGAGCATACTCGTTGGTGACCCTAGCTTTTACCTTTGGCCAAAGCTCCTCAGCTTGCTCTTGATAAATAATCTCCCTTGGATCTTCATCTGCAAGAGTCTTGGGATTGATTATAAGCGTCCCGTTGCGGCGTTCATAGTCGGCTTTGAGCATCGGGTCAAACTTCACATTAAAAGGCAGCCTAGAGCGCCCTAGCGCCTCCTGCAGTACTGTGGCGTACTCGATAGGCACGTCCTCTGCATGATTGCCACCAGCTATTACCGTTACAGCTAATGGGATTCTATCCTTTTTGGGAGCATACGTAGAAATGTTAATGATGGGGACATATGTACAGCGACAATTGCTTGACACTAGCCCGTTGGCAATGTACAATGACGACTGGGTTTGGAGATCATAAACAGGAGCAGAAAGATGGAAACTGTGAACGTCCAAGACCTTCCTCGTTTGTATCAATCCGGCAAATCCATAGACGAGCTCAGGAAGACTTTCGGAAGTTTCTATACGACCGTGGTCTGTGAATATATTATTGGCCAATCTGAGTTGGCTATTTCCAAGCTGCTTAATGTAAGCAGAACAAAAATAAGAGCTGTTTTGATAAATTGCGGAGTCAACAGAAGGTCTCGTAGGGAGGCAAATATCATACGAATGTCCAAGCTTGCGCCTCAGGAAAAACTCGCTCTCACCGCGAACGCCCACTCCGCCATCACTGGCATCACGCAAAGCGAAGAGCATAGATGCAAGGTTGCGCTCGGAAGAGAATCTTTGGGGACAAGAAGCCCAATCGAAGATCTCTTGATTTCCAAATTGAGAAATAGAGGGCTTTCCTGCATCCCAGCCAAAGCCATTGGCCGATATAACGTCGATGTCGGAATCGAAGAAGGCTCCATCTCCGTGGAGCTCTTTGGAGGAAATTGGCACTCGTCTTCTGCTCATGCTGCAAGATTCCGCAAGCGCTGCGACTATATCCTTGATAGGGGCTGGCTTCCCGTCATAATCTGGGTTACTGATGCTTGGCCGCTCGAGGACGGGGCTATAGAGTATCTTGTCTCCATTTCTCAAAGAAGAAGCTCTGGCGAAGCCTTTGCTCGTCAAGAACATGTGATTCGCGGTACAGGTTATATCTCCACCTTGAAACACGACCTTGACACCGGGGCCTTGATACAAACCGACTCTTCCACGGCTCGTCCCTGGCGACAAGACCACCGTCTCTCCGACTAAGCAATTTTCATGTGTGTCAAAAGATTGGGGATTAGGCAGCTCTAATAAATCGGCAACTACATATTCTTTCCCATTTAACCCTTTACATACAGGACATGTCTTTAAGTCTTCGACTGCCAATCTTTTTACGTGTTCTATCCCGTCTTCATGCCATTTATTCAAAGCGCCCTTTACATAAATATTCATGATCACTGTTCTTGCTACAGATTTAGCGGTCTCATAGCCTAGCTTGGGGGCCAGCTTGTCTATCGGCGGGCCAGAGCCTTCTTCCAGCGCCTTGTGGATTTCATCCATGATAGACTTGGAAGGCCTAACGTCTAGTGAGGCTAAAAGCTTGTTGATGTCATCATGGTAATCGTATGGCGGAATCCATCCTAGCTTCTCTAGTGGAAAGAAACTTCTGGCATACTCAGTGCCTGTCGTATAAACGGTAAGCCCGCTTTTCTTCAAAACCTTTTCCAGCTCTGGCTTTACGTGTATAGCTGGAAGCGATGCGAGTCTTTTATAAAACATCTTTAGGGCCTTGTCGGCATCTTCGATGGCGAGCTTAAGCTTCAGAGGATGAACTCTGCTCACCAGAAACTTCGGTGGCATCTTCGTCCTCCGTTTCTGCCTTTGTCCTGCGTTTTGGCAAAAACTTGTCTGCGCTGAATGGCGTTAAATTCATATCTTCGAACCATACTGTTATAAAAAACTCCTCGAACGAGTTATACGTCTGTTCTTTTATTACCTTGCAAAGCGGATCATCCAGTAGCGCTTCATAGGCCGCATTGCCTCCAGCTCCTATACGAAACCGGAGGCAGCGCTTACGGCCGATACTTCTCATACTGGAGAAGCCTGCCGCCTAGGTGGTTTTTGCGCCGGCAACGGTCGCATGTCTGTGGTTTGCTTTTGAGCGCGAGCGATGTACTCCTTCACCGCTGCGGCTAACTCCGGCATGTCTCCTTCCATCCGCTGCAAGAACGCCTGCGCCTGTTCGGGCGGCATATTCATCAACTGATGGGCGTAGGACTCGACCATCTGTGGCAGACTGATTTGAGGGCCTTGGTTGTCTGCTTCGGCCTGTGGGGCGCCGCCAGAAGGCTTGGCTTTTGCGCCCTTATCCTTGGCGCCCTTCCCCGGCTTCCCAGGTTCTCCTTCAGGCTGCTGCGGAGGCATTATCTGCGCCTCCTGCGCCTGGTTCATCACGCTCTGTGCCTGAACCTGCGCAAGCGCCTGATACTTGGCCTGGATCACCTGCATCTGACCTTGGACCTCGGCGTTCTGTATTTGGGTAAAGCCCATCAGCTGGCTCCGGGTCTCGTTCTCCTTCTTGATCGTTTCCTGCTCCTCATTGAAATTAAGATCATTCTCTGAGAGTAGTGTAGTGGCCGAAACGTTGCCGGCCTGCTGCATCGACATGACCAACTGTTTGTACTGGATATCGTCAGCCATCTTGAATTTGGCCTGACGACAATGGATGGTCGGTAGTTTGTAATACCTGCTTAGCCTGGTTGTCAGCCAACCAAGGAACTCATCGTGGAACTTGATGATCGTCAGGAAGTGGTTTTCAAGAATGCGCAGGGTTATCGAGCTACCAGTCCAGTTCAGCCCGCCTATGATAAACTCGATCGGAACCCCAAGCCCACCGGCGATCTGCTGCTCAACCAGCTTAAGCTCTGGAGTGATATTCAGCGCCTTGGCGTCACCGCCCATGTGCTGAACGCCGAGCGGGATCGGCATTATTGAAATATAGTTCGGGTCCTGCCTCCAGCGTTTGATCTCTTCCTCTACCTTCGCTCTCCAAGTGCCAAGGTTAACACTGACATACGGAGTCGCATCTGCGTTCTGAGAAGGGAACAGCACCCGCAACGGGACAATGTGCTCGAGCGCAATCGCCTCCTGCCCCTTGCGTAAGATCTGAGAATGATAGGCATCCTTGATGACAGGGAACATCACCGGCATTCCCCAGCCCATGTCCGCATCAGAAAGGCATGCACGCCGGAAGTGGAACAGATTCGATGACTCCAGCGTAATATCCTTGTTGTTCTTTACCGCCTCTATAAAAACCCAAGGGGTAGTTTCTAGATAGTCTCGCTTCCCAAGCATGATCGCCTTGCGGTCTTTCCCTGTGATATGATAAACATAAGTGCTCTTGCCGGTAAGCGCGTTGTAGTCGATGTCGATGTTCATCGGGTTCCATCTACAAATTGCAATCTTGCTCCTGTTGCGAATAGGGGTATCTACCGCTTTAAAAACTATCTGTTCGGCCTTGCATTTTTGACAGTTTCCTATGAAATTAAAGTTCTTCCATTTCCATTGCATCTTGCCTATAGCAACCTTGTTTTTGCATAATGGACATTCCAGGCTCCTGGAAAACGGATACGAGATCGAAACGAACGCGTTGCCGTAAACATAGTAATCCAGATTGATCTCGATCTGCAGCCGCTGTATGTGCAGGTTTTCTTCCAGTAACTTGCGCCAGAGCTCTTTTGTCGTGTCGCTTATCTCTTCCCCATCACGCGTACGTTCGTAGATTATATTAGTGATCGGGTACTCGGCCAACTTATAGATTATCGGCGAAATGGTGCTATTTGAGTAATAGAAGTATTTCGTGTATTGAAAAAGCAGCTTTACTGTGGGTGGAACATAAGTCGATGCGATATCAAAGAACGGATTAGGATAACGGAATTCCCTCGAAGAATAAGAATCAGAACCTAGATTTTCAGTGGACATCCTACCACCTCTTTTCGTACTTTAGGACTACCTGCTCGGCTTCCCCCTGCATAGCCCGGATGTAGTGCCTTATGCTGTTAAGCCTGGCCAGCTGAATACCGACTTCTGTTTCTTCCACAGGGAAGTTCAGGTTCTTGGACGCAGTGAACCACGCATCCTTTATCACCTGCTCCCTATCTCCTATTGGCTTCTGGGCAAATGATAACTCTTCTGGATAAACTAGCAAGCCGCTTTCGTCACAAATGGCCTGGACATAAAGAACGATCTCCTCGGAGAATTCCTCCTGTCTGATCTTATTGGCCTCTCTAATAGCCCAAGCTATTTCAGCTGGGGTCAACTCTTCTGCTATCGTAAAATTGGGTATAAGTCCATTGAAGGCCTTTACGCAGACCGAGAATACTTCCCACTCTTTCCAAAAATCATCGGTAAGCAGCAGCAACTTAACCGCCTGTATTTTCTCTTTAACTACCGGATGGATCTCTGTATGGAAGTCCTGGTTAATTGTTTGATACAGCGTATCGTACGACCACTCCATCCAATCTCTGTTGTATTTGGTTGATAGTACATCGCCAATATACGACGGCGCGATACCGGGGCTTGTGAATCTCAAGTCACCCTGGTAGCTAACCTTTTCGATTTCTTGTTCACTGAGTTCGATCTCTTCCACTTAGGCTTCCCCTGCTTAACTTGTACAATTGTTCTGATTTTGTTTTTGCTCTTTCAGGTAATCTGCTGCGGCTATTAGAATTAACGGATTATCTTTAAACAATCCTATAGCTCTGTTGCAAGTAGAGCAAAGAAGACCTCTGACAATCCCTTTCTCGTGATCATGATCTATACACAGAACAGTGCATTCATCTGCTGGAGTCTTGCAAATAGCGCACTTGCCTCCCTGCTTAACCATGAGCTGAGCATATTGGAATTCTGAAATATTATACTTTTTCCTCCTCATGGCTGATCGCATGCGGTCCTTGTTGTTTCTGTTATAAGCTTTTGATCTAGCATTGCACTCGTGTTTGTGTGCTTTGTAATACTGAGCATGATAACATTTTATTTTATCGGTATTGCTTTTCGCCCAATCTGAACGATGTTGCATAGCGCACTTTTTACACCAGATCTTTAGCTTGTCTGGCCTTGCTCTGTTGATATGAAACTCCGATATGGGTTTATTTTCACCACATTTCGAACACTGTTTGATTACCAATTCTGTCACAGTCATATTCCTTCTGCTAGTGAAATAATTATAACTTGTTCTGGCCTAGGCAAAGATTGTAGAATTTGCATTGGAGCCGAAGCAAATTCGCGACAAAAGTCGTCACCAAAGTTCTTGCTCAAAACATCACTATTGGCTAACTTCTGCAATTTAATTATGTCTATTGTTTTCCCACCAATCTTTACAGCACTGGCCACCTTAACATTTTCGAAAGTAGAACGGAAAGGATCGCGCACTCCCCTTGCACCCATGTCCCAATACCGATCTAGGCCGTTAGCCTTATCGAACTTCTCGAGCGCTTCAGCGAACTCGATTGGTGCAAAGCTGGCTCTTTTCTCAACAAGATGCTTAAGGGCTTTGCAAGCCTGCGTATCGTTTACAAGAATAGATGCTCTCTCATGATAAGCTGATTCTATCAAATTGCCGTATTTTGCACCTGCGTATTTGTGCAAATGAGATCTAGAAGGTATTTCCACGTTGAGATCATTTGCTCTTTTAACAACGGCAACAGCAAATGAGTGCCGATCTTTCGGATCTAGCAATTGCGCATTCTCGTCAAAATATGACATAGCAATTTTTACTTGCATTTGAGTATCTATGGGATACGATGTTCCAAGAGCCAGGTGAAGAGGATTAGATTCGCAAGGCTTATCTGTGCACTTCGTGACATCAACAACATTACTAGAAAATTCTCCCCCAGCGTGTTTTTCTAGAACTTTTGGGAGGGCGAGCTTGAATCGGACAGAAGCCTTCTTCAAAAAGAAGGCAGCTACAGCTCTTCCCTCTGCGGGCAGTTTATCGGCTGTCTTTTCAAAGTATAGATTGCTGATCGCTGCTGAATCCGCATTATGAATGGGAAGCTTCCTGACCGCTCTCCCAGTCTTTGTTAACATGACGAGCGCAAACTGGTCGTTGGGCAGCTTCATAATCTGATCAACGGGGGTCAGATTTAGCGATCCTATTTTGCTCAAGTTATCCTTGAGCACCGACATCTTAAGATCATCGTAAACGTCGATTACCTTCCCCGCTAATCTGTACATTTGTATCTCCTCCAGCGCTCCTGCCCCACTCAATTATTATATCCCGTAAACCGTATGAGTCAAGCCTAATAGGTGTGCGTGTGTATTTTATTTTGTTTGGTATAAGGAGACTGTTAGGTAGGCTTAGTAAACAGGGTCCTTTTTAAAGGAGGTCCAGATGCCAGAAGAAGAAAACCAACAGTCAGAGCCCCAGGAGTCTGGGACAGAAAAGAAGCGTCGAGGAAGGCCAAAAGGAAGCGGGAAAAAAGAAGAAAAAAGCAATAACTTTATTCCAGAGGTGGCCAAGTTTTTTGTTTTGTCAACCGGGGAAAATATCTTAGACTCTGAGCCAAAAATCGTTAAGTCAGAAACCATTATTACAGATATTCGTGAATATGCAGACTCTGCCGAAATTAAGCCTGAAGAAGTTGTTATCTTTGAGCTGGGTCGCAGAGTTACCGTAAAAACACAGATAACGGTAATCCCAGAATAGCCTGGAGGGCTGATGAGGCTACGATGTCTAGTCTGCGGGAATCAAGGCAAATTCACAGCAGAAGCTAAAGCTAACATAAATGTTGTTATTAATAACAAAGGAGAGTTAATATCGCAGGGCACCAGCATGTCTCCAAATCTAGCAAAAGACGTTGTCATCTTAAGGCCATGGAAATGCAATAGTTGCGGAGCGGCCGATCGGATCGAAGACTTGGACAAGAAGAAAGGAACAACAGAAGATGCAACTGGTAGAGAAACTGCAGAAAATTGAAGCTGAAATCAATGCGACATTCATGGAACGGCACGATGTTGTTCATGGGATTCTCGTGGGGATGCTGGCCAGAAAGCACATCTTGATGCTTGGACCTCCTGGAACCGCGAAGTCCCAGCTGGCCCGCAACATAGCCAATAGGCTACAGGGGGCCAAGTATTTCGAGTACCTGCTGACAAGATTCACAACCCCAGAAGAAATCTTTGGGCCGTTCTCGCTGAAGGCCCTGGAAAACGACAGATACATGCGCCTGGTCAACGATAAGTTGCCGCAGGCTCACTTGGCGTTCATCGACGAGGTTAACTTTGTAGGCCTCGCCTCTCAGCAATGAGAGTGACCAAAGCTCGCAGTATGCGGGGACGAGCCGAGAATCCCAGGATACCTGCGCTTTGCCAGCGCGACATTAAGGTAAAAATGCCTGGGTGCGGCCAATCCGCAGGGAAGTCGTGGCTGACCCCTCAGAGACTTAACGCGAGCCCCTTTTTCGCTCGGAGCCTTGCACGCGCCGAGCAATTAACGCATAGGCCGTGACCAGCATGTCTTGCTTTCGTAGTTCCACATTCAGTGCAGGAGGCAAAGTTTTTAGACCAATAGCCATTAGCTCTCAACTTTCGAGCAGCCATAAGTTTTGCTCGATGTTGATTGATGTGGCACTTTCTGCACATGGGAGCTTGCCTGCTAGGATCATGACCAGGGGAAAGTCCTTGCTTTTCATTGGTTCGCCCATCTTCGTCCAAATGATGGACAAGTTGCGCAACATCTCCGCAATGAGGACATTTCCCGGAAGTCTTGGCAAAAATCTCTTGCATGGAAGATCCGTAATGATGCAACTCTCTCCGAAGTTTCACTCTCTCTTTGAACTTCGGATCAGACTTGGCTTTACGATACCATTCTCGAGATCTAGCCTTGAGTTTCTCTGCGTTACGCTTGTAATACTCTTTGAGATACTTACGCATGTACTCGCGTTCGTTGAAGGCCATGTTCTACTCCTTTGTAGACAAGGTCTAATGATACGACGCGAGAAAAGAGTGTCAAGCGAAAAGGTGAAGATAAAGTCCAGCCCCTATGGCGACATAGGGAACAAGCGCTACAAGGGATCTTCGGCTATCGCGAACACCCTTCTCACCGCCATCAACGAACGTATTTTCCACAACGACGGCAAGCCAGAAATGATTCCGTTGCAGACACTTATAGCTGCATCCAACGAGTTGCCGGCAGAGAGCGAGGAGCTGGCGGCGTTCCATGACCGGTTCTTGCTCAAGTACGAGGTCAAGTACATCTTCGAGCGTGGGAGCTTCCTGCGCATGCTCAGCGGATATTCTATCCAGGGCGAAACCACTTCGCTCTCGATGGACGAGCTTGCTGCTTGTCAGGAAGAGGTAAGAGCCGTAACGGTTACGGACGAGGTCCGGACGCTTGTGGACAAGATCAGGTTCGAGCTGCAGAAGGAAGGGATCATCGTATCAGACCGAGTCTTCAACACATCCCAGGACCTGGTCAAGGCAGAAACCTGGCTGATGGGGCTAAAAGAGACGCCGCCAGAGGCCTTGGCAATCTGTCAGCACGCGTACTGGGATGAGCCGAAGAAGTCTCGGAACGTCAAGATGACAGTCCTCCGCGCCAGCTCCAAGGAGATGCTCGCTATCGAGCAGGCCTATGAAGAGGCGCAGGACCTCATCCGGGTCAAGACCAAGATGGACGATGAGACCAGCGAGCTCAAGGAAGGGCTGGAAACCCGCAAAAAGTTGCAGAAGATTGTCAAGGTGCTTGCCGAAGGCATCGAGTTCTTCGAGAAGAAGAAGCTCCCGTCCTTCAAGTACAAGAGCATGCTTGAGGCAGCTAGGTTCCGGCTGCAGACTATCGATGCCGACCTCATGGGCGAAGACATGGAGACAATCACAAAGAAGAAAGGCAAGTAAATGGCAGGAGAACCCGAAGAGCAGGAGGACATCGCAGAACCAGAAGACTCTGGCTCTGACGATCCATCTCCAGAAAAGTTCGAACGCTATAGGAGTTGGGAAAATCTCTCGAAGCATCTTGTCGACAACGACTTGTATGACAGGAACCATTTTGAGGCGATCAGAGAAGAGGCGCCTGCTATTAAGAAGGCCGAAGAGGAATGCAAGAAGCGGAGCGAACTAATCGGGTTCTTGTCTCAAGACGTTTACTCCGCACTCTTTAAGGCCGAGCCAAAACAGGTAGCCAAGAACAGGCTGCATCCAACAGCGCAAAATCACCTGGATGCTATCAAGATTCTCTTCGATAGCCCAGATTATGAGAAGCTCAGAAACTTTACATTTCTTGACGAATTCGCATCGGCTATTGCCGCACCACAACTATTAAAAACCATTGCAGAGCACTTGCCAGAACCCAAAAAGAAAGAAGATAAGGGAGGTAAAGACGGAAAAGAAGACGGGAAAGACGGGGATGGCAAGGGCAAAGGCAGGGGCAGAGGAAGAAGCCAAGGCAAGAAGTTCTCTAACTCGATGAGCCCAGAGCAGCAGGAAGCGCTCAAAAAAGCGATGGAGAGCACCTGCAAAAGTGCCGTCAAGGATATCGACGATACGATGACGTCACTCTCCGGCTGGGGAACAGATCCGGGCGAGATACAGAAGCTGAGCTTTAAGGAAAAGTTTCAGCTTCGCGATCGATTCATGAAAAGCGAGAAGCTCAGGAAGCTAGCCAGGATGGTGGGGAGGGCCTGCAACATGGCCCTCTCCGCCCAAAAGACCAAGGTCAAACACGGGTCCGATGAGGTCTTTGACATCGAAGTCGGCGCGGACCTTGGCCGTATTCTGCCCAGCGAAAAGATGCTTCTCCATGCCAGAGGCGCAGCCAGAAAACTGTTCTACAAGAAGTTCGCGGAAGGACAGCTGATGCAGTACAAACTGCGCTCAACGATCAAGGAACAGAAAGGCCCCATTATCTGCTGCATCGACAACTCGGGCTCGATGAGCGGAGATCCGGAACTCTGGTCCAAGGCGCTGGGGCTTGGCCTGCTAGAGATAGCAGTTAAGCAAAAGCGCAAGCTGGTAATCCTCCACTATGGGAGTAGCGGAGAAAAGATCGCCAGGTTCGACTTCAGACAGGGAGATGCGCCACTTGAGAGAAAGATCAAGATGGCCGAGTTCTTCCTGGGTGGAGGTACTGACTTTGAATATCCGATCGATCACGCAATGGAGATAGTGGATAATGAACTTCCACGTGCGGACATAGTTTTCATCACAGACGGAGAATGCGATGTAAGCCGTCCGTGGCTAAAGAAATGGACAGACTGGCGCAAGAAGAAACAGGTCAATATGTACAGCGTAATGATCAGCGATGGGGACCACATGCCGCAGGTCTTAACCGACATTTCGGACCATGTTACCCACGCGAAGGACCTGTACAGACAGGGCGACCAGTACCAGCGGGAGGTGTTTGAACTGATCTAGGGTGGGGCTCGCCTAGGCCCCACCCTAGGCTTTTTTAGGAGGTTACATGCCTGTTTTCGGCACAGCAATCACACTGGACGAGTTCAAAGAAAGAGTAGAGGCACGCGCCAAGTTTTATCATGACGAGATGATCCATGCGTCTCAGCTGCGTATGTCGGCTGAGAGCGGGAATATCGACAGAGTAGACCAAGAGAAAGATCCAGAAGGCAAAGAGGCGCTCAAGGTCCTCTCATATCCAATGACAACACAAGGTTTCAGCACGTTCTGCCAGAAGTTGGGCATCCCAGCCCTATATGCAAAGCGATGCCCTGTCGACTTACGGGCCGCTAATTTCAATTATTGGCTGGGGAAGAAAGGCGGCAAAGAGCTTTTCGTCCGCTTCGACAAATACCCGGATGATGCTGACAAAATCAGAGCGGTGCTTTCTGACAGGTACGCCGATTTTCCTAACACCGAGCTAGCCAAAATGCTCCTGGAAAAGGCCAATCCAAAATACTCATTCAAGATTTCTTATCAGGAGCAGGAGAGCAACCTGATAGGCGAGCTCATCGCGTTGGCCGCAGAATTCGGCGATGAAGACTTCCAGGGCGGAATCCACGTGCGCAATTCCGAAGTTGGGCTCTCGAAGCTAACGCTCGAAGCCTTGTTGTACAGCAAGGCGCTTGACTCTGGGATTATCCTGCGTGAAATGGTTGGGTTCTCGGAAAAACACATCGGAGAAAAGAAAGAATTCTCAAAGAGCTTTGGCGAAGCAATCGACAGGATCATGAGCGGCTTGTCCGTAACCATGAAGAACATGGCCGATCTCAAGACAATCGCAGTCGGGGATGTCCCTGACATCATTCGCGTAATCTGCGACACAAATCTGGTAAAAGGCGAACAGAGAGCAGCTTTAGATCGTGCTCAAGTCGTACTTGAAGCAAAGACTCTGTTCGATGTGGTTTGCATTTTCATGCGTGCAGCAACAGATTCGGAACTTACTTTGGTCGAGCGCGAAGAGCTGCAAAGAGTAGGAGGAGACATCGTGACAAAGGCGAAGAGGTATCAGCGATGGCTATAGAAATGGTAAAAACCTACCACGAGATGTATCAGGAACTCTTTAAAGATGCACAAGCTCGAGTACAAAAGACAAGAGAGAACTATCAACTTGCGGTAGAAAAGAGAGCAGCCGCTGTTCGGAATTCCGATGAAGAAGAAGTTAACAGACAGGTCCAGCAACAGGAAGCTCTCAACGCAGACCTTGAACAGCTGACAAAATATATGCAAGGGATAGTAGAAAGGGCAAAGGAATGCGATGAGACCCCAATGCCCATCCCTATTGGATACAGCATCTTTAACGAGGACATAATCGGCATCAAGTTCAAGGAACAGGACGAAAAAGGAGAAGAGTTCGTCGTTATTACGAGAATAACGAAAATCTACAACAGATCTGTAAAGTCAGAAGTAAGAGATATGCGCAAGAGCGCTAGACGCGAAAGATTCGAAATGGCCGTTAACTTCGTATTGAACTTCTCCGGAACTGTCGTTGTCAGATTCCTTACATGCGAAGACTTTTATAATGAGAGATCGGCATTCATAGGCCAAGTTGGGTTGTCTTCTGTTTACGGAAGAGTTAATGGCCCCGGGATACAAGATATCAGTGTCTCGCCAAAGGGGCTCTCCATAAGAATGGCAGATACGGATCAGATTCTCGCGGCACCAGTAGCTGTGGCTGCAGATAATGGAGCGATCTGGAAAATGTCTTCCGGCTCGTTCGAGTGGTTCTGGTACAGAAAGGCTTAATGCTCTGCTAGCTCTCTGCCCTCTGCCTAAAACTCCAAAGAATCGGGTCTCCCGTAGAGATCCACAAAATCAAGGAGTTTTTTAGGAGGAGGTCCCCGTGTGTAAGACCGAAGAGGAAATCTTGGAAATGCTACGGAAGAAGGTGGGGGTAGAGGCAGGCGGAGGAGGGTCTGTTGCGGGTGCCCTAATTGACAAGCTTCTTGTTGGTTTGTCAAAGGTGCTTTTCAGCATTGTTCGCGTAACCGGCTCAATTGCTGCAGCTATCGCGGCTTTCGTGATTACGTGGCAAGCCAGCGGCGAACCCTCTGTTACTGCTGCGTAAAAGAAATTAGGGGGGACAACACCGTCCCCCTTTTTTTAGCTTGTACGATTCCCAAACTTGTCTCTGTCTCCAACGGGAAGCGTTGTCATCATTGTCCTGAATTCGGCTGTAGGCTGATCTGGTACTTTTGCAAACTGCCTGAAGTTTAGAGCTGGCACAAAGATTATCACTTCTGTATCCTTGATGAGCTCAACCACAAATCTGCCTTTTGAATCGGTTGTGGCTTCAATCGGCTCAACGCCGATCCTTGTCGGATTGCCTAGTTCTGGATCGCTAAGATGATGTGGGATAAACATAACATCTGCGTCTGCTATTGGAGTTTCATCAGCATACAGAATCCGTCCGTGAACTACGCACGTATCCTGGCCTATTGGCTCAAAGATAGAGGCTCTGGCCTCTATATTAAAATCTACAACATGAGATTCAACTTCGTAGTCAAGCTCATACGCCCATGTAGCAGCCCATCTCCCCAGTTCGGCGTCTGTTGGCACTTCCCAGTCTACGTCCCATTCTCCAGTGTACACCTGGACCGCTTCTATTGGGCTATATAGCTGCTCTTCGCCTGATGGGTCTATGATACTTACCATTTGAACAGATGATGGATCTATCATCAGCCCGTCTGGATCGGTAAAGACTATCTTAAGATTGGCGATTTCACCTCTTATAAATGAGGCTCCACCAGTTGTGACCACAACTCGCGTGTCTATCAAAAATTGGCTGCTTGTCCCATACTCGCCTAAATTGCTGCCGAAGACGGCTTTGATCCGTATTTGGGCTACGTCACTTATCTCTCCATTTCCGAGATCTGTTAATGCATCCCACACGAAGTTGTATGGAGTACCGGTGGGGCTGAATTCCAGCTGCGTAGTCCCATAATGATCTTCATCACTTATTTTGGGAGTGCATGTTTTTTCTTCACCAGCGAAGTCGCCAGTGAGTGAGTATTCGACCGACGCTAGGTCGCATTTGTAGCCCAATTCATAGAAACCGGTAAAGGGGACATCGACCAGAAACGAATCGCCATCCCTTTGTAAGGGAGCCCCTACATGAACATGCGGCTCAGTGTACATCGCATTCTCCTAGAATGGATTCTCTATTGTCTTAATCTCACCATGGACTCCAGGGATGTCTTTTATGTCAATTGATTCTACGTCTGGAACCTCGAATTGGCATTTAAAATTTGATCGTTTAAGATGCAGAGTGACTAGGGCGCCTCGTATCATTGGCGATTCGAAATAGCCATTTTCACCAGTATGTAAAACCACGCTCTTACCGGTAAGCAATGATCCCTGTGCAAACTGAGGCAGATCTCCGTTGCTGCCACACTCCACGAACATCTCGATATCGTTATCTACAACTGGATCACCTGTTGGATACAACAAGGTTCCGTAGACATTGCAAGTTGTTGGTGCAACCATGGTTAATCCTCTACAGCGGGTTTTCTGTGTCTTTCAGGACGCCACTACCGGGGATATCTTCTATGCTCGCTTCGTTTTGATTTGGGACTGAGAACTGATACTTGAAGTTAGACTGTTTGATATGCATTGTAACCAGCGCATTGCGCACTAAGTCTGTCTGGAAATACCCTTCTTCGTCTGTATGGAATACTACGATCTTGCCAGTCAGTAAGGAATGATCAGCAAACTGTGGAAGATCTTTCTCGTCCACGTAAACTTCTATATCGTTGTTTACAACAGGATCTCCAGTTGGATACCGAAGGTATCCGTAGACCATGCAGAGCTCTGGATCTGGATTGGGATTAACCCTGTACCTGCCGGCGGACCCATAAGAAATAAGATCTCCGGCCTCTAATTCAGAGGTGGTTTTTTCTGTTGGCGTCAACTGGATTGTGAAGAAATAACTATCATCGTCATTGTAGACGTTGATCTTGTTTTCCTCTCCCAGCTCCATCCTTCCGCGGGCCATCGCCCACATAAGGTTCATGATCATGTCTGCTTGTACGCCGCCTGGAGTCATAGAGGCCTTCCAGACCGCCTCCCTTATAGCCGCTACGTCCAGGCCTGCCTGTTCGAACGACATGAGCTCAGTGGCCACTAGCTTGTATGGCGAGTCGTTTCTATATAAGATCTCGTAAGTGTCTATCTTGTCCTGATCATATACGCTCTGATCAAATTCCCATTGATATAGGCCATCAAACCATGGGGCTGGCGGCAAAGTTCTTTCCCTTTGTCCGCCAGTGCTCAACCAATAAGGCTCGCCTACAGCGGCAAAATCGAAATACTTGGAGTCGCTAATTCGTCTTATCTCTACGGTGGGGGTTAGGCCGGTGATGCCGACCCCGTACTCTTTTATCATCACCCCTGTCATTACTTTGGAATTCACGCTGTTGACAATGTAACTCATGCGGAATCTCCTAGAACATAGACTCCCATCGATTGGCCGAGGAATATCGGGGACATTTTAGGATACCTCTCAACCATTATTGCTGGGGTTAGATCTGGTTGGGCATGGGCCTCGAATGGATTCCCCTCAACGATCCCTTGGTGATAATTCCATGGCACAGAAACGATTAAGTTCTTACATCCAGAACACATGGCATCTACTAATTTCTGAGCGTCATTGACTGTAAGATGCTCCAGAACGTCTCCAAGAATGGCCAATTCGTAAGTATGTTCCGGGGCGAAATATCTTACGTCCGCCACGTAAATATTTCTGTAGAAGTCTCGAAGCCTAAATTGCTGTACATATGGCGCCCACGCTTCTACCGCATCTATGTGAGAGTATCCGAATTCTTTTAGCTTCCACCCCCACCAACCGGAACCCGGGCCCACGTCTAAAATAGACGTAGCGGTAGGAACGTGTTCGCGTATCCACTCGATGGCCTTGGCCTTGCCCTCTGGGTTACTATGTGGCATTCGCAACCTCTTGTGCTGCGACCTGAGACTTAAGGAACTCCACTTGCCCACACGTCTCTGTATTATACAGCACAGTTGCCTTATTGCTACATGTCCATCCTACTTTTGCTATGACCCAGGGTTCAACGAATCGCCAGTCGTTGGCGTACTCGGCATTCTTTCCTTCCCGCCATTTGCCGTACCGATGGGCCAAGCTCTTTTTGTGCATTATGGCGCTGGCATCCACCCGACCTTTTTGTGGATAATCGCACTTAAGCACCCCGAACGGAAGCTGAAGCGATGCTATTGCGTACTCTGCATTAAACCATTCGGCTGCAACCATTAAGCTCGAGACGTGGTTTGGTGCCCATTCATTATCGTCATCCAGATAGGCAATCCAGTCGCCTCTAGCTAATTCGATTCCCCGATTACGCGCTGTTCCACCCCAATCTTTGTGGTTATCTTTTAGATTTTCAACTACATCTACACCAATTATTAGTGGGCCTTCTGCCAGTTCTGGGCAGTTATCTCCAACAACAATGATCTCTATGGGTGTGTAGTCTTGGCGCTTTATTGACGAAATAGCTTTAGCTAACATCTCACGACGCTTATAAGTAGGAATGACAACAGACACAAGTGGGCCGGCACGAACCTGCTTGATTTGCGGATCAGTCAAGTGCCCGTAATTTAGCAGTGGGAACCCGCAGGCGTCAGGCCTAGGAAGCGCCGCAAGAGAAGCATAAAAGCTATCCGCGTCTTCTCTTCGCTTCTCGTCATGCAAAGAAATGTCATGGGTAATTTTTGCGTTGCGTAACTGAACTAGCCTATCGGTCGGTGCAATTAAGTGCTCGTGTACCGCCCCAATCCAGCGTAATCCTTTAATGTTCCTGACCAGAAATGGTTTGCCGGGCCACTCGGTAGATGATCCGTCACGGTTTCTGGCAAACAGCGGTGCAAAATACATATCGACGTCACTGGCTTTCATCAAGTCCGGTATCAGCTTGATCGTCCCTTCGTCAAGCCGCTCGTCAGGATCAAGCGTAATAAACCATTCCGCATCTTTGCTAAAAAGAGTAAGCAGCCGATTGCGCTGCTCGTCAAAACGTTCAAACTTGAACTTGTAGGCTATCGCTCCATTCTCTTCGGCCACTTTTTCTGTATTGTCGGAGGTTGTGTCATCGATCACAATCCCAAACCTATTAGTAATGTTCTTGAACTGGTTGATAAATCCAGGGAGTGCGACCTCTTCATTTTTAGCTATGGCTATTACCTGTAAGCCTTTACATAGATTGCGCTTATCTTCTTGCCCTATCCATGCGTACAGGACAACATCGTTGTTAGTGTGCGTAACAATTTCCGTCTTGTATTCAGGAACCAGGGTCTTTATAAAAGCAGGGATCTCTGTCAAGTCTTCTGGTTTATGGTAAACTGAAATCGCCAGTTTGGGCTTGTACGTCTTGATTGCCTCTGCAGCCCCGCGCAGCGCGGCCATCTCAGAGCCTTCGATGTCCATCTTAATATACGTAGGAGCTACGTGACTGTTATTCTTGCACCATGTATCTAATCTAATAGATTGGACAGTTTCCTGACCAGCTGGATCTACTTTGTCGTAATCCTTACCTTGGCTTGAAAAATTTACAGTGCTATCCGTATCAGAAACGGCCATCCTGACTAGGGTAACGCCCGCTACTGCTGAGAACTTAGCAAGCACCTTCTCGCTGGGCTCAAAGGCGAAAACCTTGCCGCTTGGGCCTACAGCCGTTAAGAAATCTAGAGAGTCGGCACCATCAAAGGCGCCGCAGTCCAACACAACATCGCCTTCCTTGGCAGAAACCATCGAATGCCGGTACTGCTTGGGGATGACAATAGGGGCAGAGCTAGACTTCGCCATCTTCTCCCTGAATGCTTGGCTATAGAACTTGCGCCCAAGCTTAAGGTGATCTTGGATGCTTTTGTTCCTCGTCTTGGTTGTGTTATTGTTATCGCTCCTCCACCGGTACAGATATAGACACTTCTCGATCTGTACTATTTCTGAGTATAGATACATTCTAGCAAAGACGTCCCAGTCGTCTGCTATTGGAAGACCTGGATTATACCCACCGAGCCTATGCAATTCACTGGCACGATAAGCCCTTGGATGATTCGGACCAACAGTTAGGAACCATGCACAAACCATGCCGTCGCATGGGCCATAAACATTCGGGGTCAGACATTCTTCGTATCGCTTTCCCTTGTAAAAGAAAGGACGATACCTATCGCTCCAGAAATTGCCGGGGTATTTATGTGCAGATCCGTCCGGGTTAAACTCGGCACAGTTGGCATAAACCATACCTGCTTTTGGGTACATTTGGAACGCTCTCTTGAGCTCATATAGAGCAGTGTCAGTCAGAAAATCATCATGGTCAAGCTCAACTACAAACTCGCCCCGACATAGACGTACAGCTGTATCCTTTACCTCTCCTATCTTACCACTGTGGACCATGCTAAATGGTCTGACTCTACTATCTAGCTTTGCAATCTCTAAGTATTTCTTTGCGGAATCAGAACCATCATCAACCACGACCCACTCCCAATCACGCCAGGTCTGATTGCACAATGATTCATAGGCCTCTTCTATCCAAACGGGATCAGTATTATAAGCCCCAGTATATACCGACACCAATGGATGTATACTGCTGTTCTCTCCGTGAACCCAATTAGAGTAACATATCTCGATTGCATTTATAACCTCTACCGCTTTTGCGGTCTCAGGCATGGTTATCCATCGTCTGCGAATAGCGAATGGCGCTGTATTAAGCCCTGGCAAATGCGCATCCTGAGAAACAATAACGTCTGGTTTTACTCTAGAAGCTATCGAAAAGTATTCGGGCGCAGACACGATATGCGTAACATCATATCCAGGAAGTTCCCATTTTTTGCCAATCAACAACACCCTAACCCCTGCTGTTGCCATCTACATGGCCCCCTTTCTGATACACATCGTACCATGTCGGGCTCATATAGTCAAGAGATTTCTTATCATTATATCGCATAGGAGACTTAGCATGCTTAGGACAGACGTAAAACCCGCACAAACTACATAGCCCGTAAAGCGGGGCTAATGTCTTGCGATTTACGTCCCCAAGACACTGCACCCCCGGCGGACCGCCTATAACATTGGCGATCCCCCCAGCCGGACTGCAGGGATAGATCCCCATCCAGGACAGTGCCATTCCGCATCTAGATGTTATTTCGCAAGGTGTGATATTATCTGAATCCCACCCGTCAAGATCTTGCGGAGCTATGTTCATTAAAGAAAAACCGGATAAAGTAATGTCGTCCTTGTGAGATATCTGCGGCTTGAGCCACTTTGGTAATCTGCGGATACGCTCTATTGAAAGCGGTATTGTCGCATTCGTGTACAAGTAAATCTCTTGGGAAGGCTTCAAATTGTGGTAGTGAGTTAGAAGTGTGATAAACTCATCCCATTGTGGATACAGCGTAGGCTCTCCGCCAGTTATGTTCCACCTACGCCAAGGAATGGACCACTCTATGGCGTCTGATAAGAAGTGGTCTAGCTGCTCAAGAGACAGCTGATTATTGCTTGGAATGTTAGAGTGAGTGCAGCAGTTGGGGCAATTTAAATTGCAGCGGTGCGTTAACATAATATCGACGCTGGACAAAACACCGGAAATATCTTTATCTGAAAGGTTTACATGCATCGGGTCATACCCCTCCCGCAGGAATTGGCAAAGTGTACTCAATAGGGCCTTCTGGACCACAAGGGCCAAGCTCGTGCCAACCCCAGCAGCCCTCTGGCCCCGCTGGACCTACAGCTTCACGGCAACCGCACCCGGGGTAGCACGGCCCCTGATGCCCGGTATGCCCCGGGCTTTTGCAGTCCCCACTAGAGCGTGGGCCACTCACACCGAAGTCATCAGCTGTGCTCATGTCTACCCTTCCATCCTAGCCAACTTCTCTTCTAGCTCTTTCACCTAGTAATACTCCTCGACTATGATTACACCGCCAACGCCGTTACCTCCTGCGCGATTGTCTGCATCAGTGGACGTAGCACCACCCCCGCCGCCACCATAACTTATTCCGTTGTCGCCGTTGCTCTTACCGGTTACAGACAGCGCACCGCCCCCAAACATCGAGGACCCACCGCACCCCCCTACCGGTGACATAGTGTTATAAACTGATACACCATTTCCTCCAGGTTGACCGGCGCTTAAGAGCTCTCCTAATGCGCCAGACAAAACTCCGGCCCCTCCAAGCCCGTTTGTGCCCTCCGAGGATTTTCCTCCCAAGCCTCCCTTGGCGGTCACAAAGCTCGAACCAAAAGTCGTGTCCCCTCCGGCACTGCCGTCGTTCGCACCGGCAGAACCACCGGAGCCGCTTGCGCCGACAGAATATGCATAAGTGGCGTTCGGACTTGTCACCCATGCTATTGCTACGCCACCGCCGCCACCACCGCCCGAAGCCGAATATTTGATGTTCTGACCATTACACCCACCGCCACCGCCGCCAGCGGCAATACATGTGACTTTGAAGCCAACACATCCGTCGGGCGTGGTATAGGTGCCGGACCCGGAGGAGAGTACCTGCCGGGTTGGAGCGATACCACCACCCGAGGCTCCCGTATCACCTTGTGCACCCTGATCACCCTGCGCCCCCGCCGCGCCCTGGGCACCCGTAGCACCTTGGGCACCGGTAGCTCCTTGTGCACCGGTAGCTCCCTGCGCACCGGTCAGACCTTGAGCCCCTTCGTCGCCCTGCGGACCTGTCTCCCCTATGAGGTCAGTACCAGTACCCCACACACCACCAGCTTTAGGACCAAAGATTTGCCAGGAAACAGTGTTGATATAGTAGTCACCATCAACGCCAGTCCCCGCCCCGGGATCTTCAATGCCAGTAAGTACCGTATTGCCATCAGCGCCTGTAGCGCCTTGGGCTCCCGTAGCCCCCTGTGCCCCAGTTGCCCCCTGAGCACCCGTAGCTCCTTGGGCGCCTGTAGCACCTTGAGCACCGGTGCTCCCCTGCGCTCCGGTTGCACCCTGTGGACCGATTGCACCCTGAGCTCCGGTATCTCCAGTGGCCCCTTGTGAACCCGTTGCCCCTTGTGGGCCAGTTGATCCCTGCGATCCCGTTAGCCCTTGAGGACCAGTGGCACCTTGGACACCTGTTAGGCCTTGAGGACCTGTCGCCCCTTGAGCCCCAGTTGCACCCGTGGCCCCCTGCGCACCGGTTGCGCCCTGGGCTCCAGTGGCACCTGTAGCGCCTTGAGCACCGGTTAACCCTTGCGGACCTATTGCTCCCTGAGCTCCGGTCAGGCCCTGAGGTCCTGTATCCCCCTGTGCACCGGTGGCCCCAGTAGATCCCTGAGCGCCTGTCGAACCCTGCGCTCCAGTAGCGCCCTGGGCGCCGGCGACACCCTGAGGTCCTGTAGCACCCTGCGGACCACTATCTCCGGTAGCACCAGTGGCCCCTTGAGCCCCTGTAGCGCCTTGCGCACCTGTTTCACCAGTGGCTCCCTGTGCGCCTTCGGGACCTTGGGCGCCTTGCGGCCCCACATCCCCTTGCGCCCCCGCTTCGCCCGTCGCCCCTTGCGCACCAGTCGCCCCCTGGGCTCCAGTTGCCCCTTGAGAACCGGTCGCACCTTGAGCTCCCGTAGAGCCCTGGGCGCCGGTTGCACCCTGGGCACCGGTTGAACCTTGTGCCCCCGTAGCCCCTTGCGCCCCTGTCAGTCCTTGCGGTCCAGTAGCCCCCTGAGCGCCTGTAGCTCCCTGGGCACCCGTAGCGCCTTGCGGACCTGTAGCTCCTTGCGCACCTGTCGCGCCCTGAGCCCCTGTAGCTCCCTGTGCACCGGTCGCACCTTGCGCCCCTGTTGCCCCCTGCGCTCCGATTGATCCCTGAGCGCCTGTCGCGCCTTGCGATCCCGTCAAACCCTGCGGGCCAATATCACCTTGAGCGCCTTCGTCTCCTTGCGGACCTATATCGCCCTCGTCCCCTTGTGGTCCGGTCGATCCCTGCGCTCCCGTTGATCCTTGGGCTCCAGTAGCTCCCTGCGGACCAGTTGAGCCTTGTGCGCCTGTAGCTCCCTGTGGCCCGGTCGCACCCTGGGCTCCGGTCAACCCTTGTGGGCCAGTTGCACCCTGAGATCCTGTTAATCCTTGTGGCCCAGTAGCTCCCTGAGCACCTGTAGCACCCTGAGGACCTACGTCACCCTGTGCACCATCAGCACCTTGTGCACCTGTAGCACCCTGAGCACCCGTGGCACCCTGAGCCCCGGTTGTACCCTGTGGCCCGATAGATCCCTGTGGGCCAGTTAACCCTTGCGGCCCTGTGTCTCCTTGTGCCCCCTCCGCTCCTTGTGGTCCTATATCACCTTCGTCTCCCTGTGGACCTATATCACCCTGAGAACCAGTAGATCCTTGGACGCCATCCGGGCCTTGAGCGCCCTCATCGCCTTGCGGTCCTGTATCGCCCTGTGATCCTGTAAGTCCTTGTGGTCCTGTAAGTCCTTGAGAACCGGTTAATCCCTGTGGTCCAATATCACCTTGAGTTCCTTCGTCACCCTGAGCACCAGTCAGCCCCTGCGGACCTGTAGCACCTTGGGGGCCTGTAGATCCTTGTGCACCCTCATTGCCTTGAGGACCTGTGGCCCCCTGCGCCCCCTCGTCGCCCTGAGGGCCGACGTCGCCCTGAGCCCCAGTCGATCCTTGGACACCAGTAGAACCTTGAGCACCCTCGACCCCTTGCGGCCCAATATCACCTTGAGCCCCCTCTTCACCTTGTGGTCCCTGATCTCCCTGTGCGCCTGTGTCACCCTGCGTTCCAGTATTACCTTGAGCTCCAGTCGCACCTTGCGCCCCTGTCAATCCTTGGGGGCCAATATCTCCTTGTGCTCCTGTTGCTCCCTGAGATCCTATATCCCCTTGTGCCCCATCACTTCCTTGCGGACCAGTTTCTCCAATATCCCCTTGTGTACCTGTTAATCCCTGAGGTCCACTCGCACCCTGAGGTCCAGTATCGCCTTGCGCCCCAGTAAACCCCTGCGGGCCTATATCTCCTTGAGAGCCTTCGTCGCCTTGTGGTCCTTGATCGCCTTGTGGACCAGTATCTCCCTGAGGACCAACGTCACCTTGAGCACCAGTGGCCCCCTGGGCGCCTACCGCTCCCTGCACTCCCTCATCACCCTGTGGCCCAATATCACCCTGAGCTCCAACGTCCCCTTGCGCCCCAGTAGCTCCCTGAGTTCCAGTGCTGCCCTGAGGGCCGATTTCGCCTTGCGGCCCTTCGTCACCCTGCGGACCTTCTATTCCTTGCGGGCCGATCTCTCCCTGTGCGCCCTCTTCCCCCTGAGCACCAGTCAATCCTTGAGGACCAGTTGCACCCTGCGTTCCTTCCTCACCCTGGGGACCTTGCTCGCCCTGTGCACCAGTTGAGCCCTGAGCTCCAGTGTCACCTTGCGGTCCGGTTTCCCCTTGCGGACCTATCTCGCCCTGCGAGCCTTCTTCGCCTTGTGGTCCGGTCGCACCTTGCGGTCCTATAGGACCTTGTGCTCCCGTAGTTCCCTGAGGACCTGTATCACCTTGAGCTCCTTCGTTTCCTTGAGCTCCAGTTAAACCTTGAGGCCCTATATCTCCCTGAACCCCTTGCTCCCCTTGGACACCATCTGCACCTTGGGGACCGACCAAACCCTGAGGGCCTATATCTCCCTGTGCCCCGGTTAATCCTTGCGGGCCAGGGTCGCCCTCGTCACCCTGCGGCCCCGTATCTCCTTGCGCACCATCAACACCTTGCGCTCCCTCTTCACCCTGAGGACCGACATCTCCCTGGGGACCTATCTCTCCTTGAGCGCCTTCTGTCCCTTGCGGACCGATATCGCCTTGAGGCCCTTCGTCTCCCTGTGCTCCCGTAAGACCCTGTGGGCCATCTACCCCCTGTGGCCCTATATCGCCCTGAGGTCCCTGTTCTCCCTGGGCTCCAGTCGCACCTTGAACACCATCGGCCCCCTGAGGGCCAAGATCGCCTTCGTCTCCTTGCGGGCCTACATCGCCCTGAGCGCCAGTTAGTCCTTGAGGACCAATCGAGCCCTGTGGGCCCTCATCGCCTTGAGCGCCCTCCGCTCCTTGCGGCCCCTCCGCCCCTTGTGGACCTTGCTCGCCTTCATCGCCCTGCGGGCCTATATCCCCTTGAGCCCCCGTATCACCCTGTGCTCCGGTTAGCCCCTGAGGGCCGGTAGCCCCCTGAACACCTTCGTTGCCCTGCGGGCCTACTTCACCCTGCGGACCAATATCTCCTTGGGGCCCTTCGTCACCCTGAGCACCAGTCAGCCCCTGCGGACCGGTCAGCCCTTGAGCCCCCGTATCGCCTTGAGGCCCAATAGGGCCCTGCGGGCCAAGATCCCCTTCATCACCTTGAGGGCCAATATCACCCTGAACACCTTCTGCCCCCTGCGGGCCTATCGGTCCTTGCGCCCCCTCATCCCCTTGTGCTCCGGTTTCTCCTTGTGAACCTTCATCGCCTTGAGGGCCAGCAACTCCCTGTGGACCTATATCTCCCTGAACTCCCTGTTCGCCTTGAACTCCGTCAACACCCTGCGGGCCTATGTCGCCTTCATCCCCTTGTGGGCCAATGTCACCCTGAGCGCCAGTAGCACCCTGAGGACCTGTAGCACCTTGTGCACCAGTAGCACCCTGTGGTCCAGTAAGCCCCTGCGGTCCAGCTGCTCCCTGGGCACCTTCGTCCCCCTGCGGACCTTCTATGCCTTGTGGCCCAGTATCCCCCTGTGGGCCTATCTCTCCCTGAGGCCCTTCCTCGCCTTGCGCTCCTGTTAATCCTTGAGGGCCTGTATCGCCTTGAGATCCAGTGTCACCCTGGGGGCCCTGTTCTCCTTGCGGGCCAATATCGCCCTGAGGTCCATCTTCCCCTTGGGCCCCAGTTAATCCTTGCGGCCCAGTCGGGCCCTGGGCACCAATCTCCCCTTGGGCGCCTTCGTCACCCTGTGGGCCAACTTCCCCTTGCGACCCTTCATCGCCCTGCGGGCCAATATCGCCTTGAGCGCCCTCTGCCCCCTGGGGCCCAATCGAACCCTGAGAGCCTTCTTGCCCCTGTGGACCTATGTTCCCCTGAGCACCCTCGTCGCCTTGCGGACCAAGGTCGCCTTCATCGCCCTGCGGTCCTTCTTCACCTTGCGCACCAGTCAAGCCTTGAGGGCCAGTTGCGCCTTGAGAACCCTCGGCTCCCTGTGGACCAGCCTCTCCCTGACTTCCTGTATACCCCTGGGCGCCTTCATCACCCTGCGCTCCATCAACGCCCTGTGGGCCATCTGCGCCTTGCGGTCCTGTCGAACCCTGTGCTCCAATCGCACCCTGTGGACCAGAAGCTCCTTGCGCACCTTCATTACCTTGAGGACCAGCAGGACCCTCTTCTCCCTGTACCCCTTGATCACCTTGAGCACCAATATCACCCTGAGCCCCGGTTAACCCCTGAGGCCCCATCTCTCCCTGCGGACCAGAATCGCCCTGTGCGCCAGTTAGCCCTTGCGGACCAGGATCACCTTCGTCTCCCTGAAATCCGGTATCGCCCTGAGCACCATCAAGCCCTTGCGGACCTTGATCTCCCTGAGCACCAGTTAAGCCTTGTGCACCAGTAGATCCTTGAGAACCCTCTTCTCCCTGAGCACCTTCTATCCCCTGGGGACCTTCGTTACCCTGTGCACCGGTAGCTCCCTGCGCACCAACAGAGCCTTGAACACCATCAACTCCCTGCGGACCTATATCCCCTTGTGAACCAATATCTCCCTGTGGACCAGAATCACCAGTCTCTCCCTGTGCCCCAGCATCTCCTTGTGCGCCCTCAACTCCCTGCGGACCGCTCTCCCCTTGCGTGCCTGCTAACCCTTGTGGCCCAATCGCACCCTGAGCCCCAATATCACCCTGTGGACCAACAACTCCTTGAGCACCTTCTTGCCCTTGAGGACCTGGATCTCCAGCTGATCCCTGAAATCCAATATTACCTTGTGGGCCGCTCAACCCCTGTGGTCCAAGATCGCCTTGGGCACCATCCAGCCCCTGTGGCCCCATATCGCCTGTAAGCCCCTGTGGGCCTATAGGTCCTTGCGCTCCTGGGGTAAAATCAATCTCGATAACCATTTATTTTTTCTGCCTCATCATTTGCTCTCTTCTGAACTCTTCATAAGTTTTCTTTGGATCTTTAGACACTTCTGGCAGAGAAATCCTTTCGATCTTCAGCTGGTTTCTATCCAAAAGCATCTCGAACATTCGCTTATAAACTTCTACTTCTATCTTTTGGTCTTGAAGATCTTTTGTGTGAGTCTGTAAAATTCTCCACTGTGCTTCGTCTTCTTTTACTTTTTCTTCCATTCTAATTATTCTATTCTGAATTGAAAGGATTGTCGTAAGCGCCCACGAAATAACAACAAATAGCAATGGAATAGATGCTTTTTCTACTATCTTCCAGGTTTTGTTTGCTACTTTCCCTACGTCCATGTTGCACCCTAGAATTTGATTATCAGGAATGAGAGCCCAAGATTGATCCCGGGATGATCTGGGTCTTTCCTCCAGCCCCTATCGAAATCATAAAAGACTGTTACTCCTGTCTTGATCTCAAAGATACTAGTCCAACGCTTGCTTATGCAGAGGCCCAACATGTCCTCACCGCCTATTATATCCAGGCATCCGGTTCTATAATCAATCAGCTCTACTGCCAGTACAGGCCTTATTCGATGAAGATCCCCGTTTAGCCCGGCAGACATGTCTGGCATCTTATAGGTTCTGGCTATTGTCTTGTTATCTGGTATCCACTCTCCGTGTTCGTTGTAGTGCCCCCCAGATATATTGGGGGAGGTAGGTACTGGAGTGGGTGTACACTCTGTACCAGCCCCTCCCCCTGCGCCGGATGGCCTGCATCCCAAAAGCGTGACAAATGTCACGCTAAGAAGAGCCAGACACAATGGCCTTAAATTGTTTGACAATCGCCAAGACTCCGTTGAGCGTAAGATTCTTCTGCTTCGCGTTGTAGGCCTGGATGACACGGAACAATCGCCATCCTAACTTGCCTATCTCTATCATTACGGCCTTATTGGCGCCCCTTTCTTTAAGCATGACCAAGCTCTGGTTAGTCACGTACTTGATGTGCTGGTAGAGCTCGGCGTCCAGTTTGTCCTCCAAGTCCAGCTTTATTGTGGCTAGACCAGTGATCGATTCCGTCAGCCCTATTATGTCTTCAACTGTAAGCGTTAGGCCGGCGGAACTGGAGTAGGGTTTATCTTGGCAATCCCATCTGGGTTGACCTTCTTGTCCCAGTTCAACTGAGCCTCGACAAACTTCTCGACCTGTGAAGCCGCGTAATTCTTGATCCCCATGCTGCTCAATGAATCAACCACGAAATTAACCGCAACCTGCATCTTTTCCTTGCTGGCTGGCTTACTGGCCGCATTCTTGGCCCAAGCATCTGCATAATTTATCCCCATCTTGGCCAAACTGCGAATCTGGGTATCGATTGTAGACGAGTATTCTACCCCGAGTTTCTTTGCCAATTTCGCCGCAGCATAAGAAACAAGGACAATTAGGACCGGGCCAAGAACCTGTATTAGCAGCACCCCGATCTTCCCAATAGTCGCACTCCAGTCCCCTGTCTCTACAGGAGAAGCGCTCTCGGCTTCGGCCGCAATAACAGAAACCGCAGGCAGACACAACAGCACAGAAAGCAATTTCGTCTTCATTTGTCATCTCCCCTCTCGACCCCAACGAGCGTCCCAGGGACCATCCCCAGGGCAACAGCCATCTCATCGCCAATCTCGTTGATCGAGAAAGGCTTTTTGATAACCACACTTATATTATTTGATTCTATCAGCTTGCTATATAGATCAGTCAAATAAGCAGACACAATCATCGCTTTTGAATTAATTCCTTTGTTACGCAATATCCTTAGCGCCGTAAGACCATCCATCGCAGGCATCATATAGTCGATGACGATCAAATCCGGTTTGGCTCCAAATTGAGCGGCATGTATGAATTCCATTGGGTCTGAAAAGGATTCGATCCGACCTTTCTCGCCCAAAATCTTTTGCGCGATCTTTGAGGTTATCCGCAAATGCGTCGGATTGTCGTCAACGACCAAAACTCTTTTCATTACTACTTCCTCCAAATCATCAACACAATGTTCGCCACCAATGCAAGAACAGCGAAAATGGTAGCCAACCATCCATATTTTACCCACCTAAAAAGATTTAGCACTTCTTCTTTCGATGCGGTTTCTGTCTTTCGGGCACTAAGCTCCCCAACCTTGTCGAGATCACATCCAAGAGTCTCTATGTCTTTTGTATGTTGTCTTATTGTTTGTCTGTATCCTTCTTCTTCTAATGCTCGTATCTTTGTGTCCTTTAGAATATCAGAAATGTTTATGGTCAACTCTGGGACTCTAACAATCGATGCCCTGGCATCGCGCTCTAAGGCATCGTATTTAGACCACAGTGTCTGGATCGACTTATCAAGTTCTCCTACCCTGGACTTAAGCGTAGAAACATCATCGGCCACAGCTAGGTGTCGTTCACAGGTGTCTGATGGCATGAAGGCTCCTTTGTCTTACATCCCGTACTCGCCGTTGTGGTATCCGCCGAAATCGGTTTGTCCGTAACCGTCGAAGGAATCCAGATCAAGGATTTCGGCGTAGATGGAATCACTACACTCTGAGCCCACGACGAACCAGCCCCCGATACCAGAGAGGTCGTCATCATCAAACCAGTACCCTATAGACACAGACTCGTTGTCCCACCCACCAGAGTCCTTCACCACACGGATGAAGCCCTCTAGCCACACCTCCGTGATTTCAGGCGCAAGCCTCTTCGCTACCGAGAACCCTGACCCGCTAAACACCACACCCGGAGCAGAGAGCTCATAGGTTTCTCTAAAGGGAACGGCCAGTACAGACAGAGAGTATGCCACGTCCGGGACGACTACGGGGTCCGAGGTCATTCTGTGGTTCTCTACGTCGGCGTAGTAATCATAAGACCCTGGGGGGTCCTCTCTGTAATGCCGAGTAGCTGTGACTTCTGCCGTACCAGCTCCATATGAGCCACCATCGAAATCGCTTAGAGCCGATGATATGGCAGTGGATAAAGACCCAGGAACTATCGCCTCCTCATAGTCGTATGCCACCCGGAACACGCTTTCATCTGCAACCCAATTCTCCGTTGTCGCGATGTATATCTCTCCCGTTGCGTAGTTGATAGTAGAGGCGTATGAAAACGTAATGTTAATGGCAGTGAGAACGTTGAACCCCCCCACTCCATCGTCTTCTAGTTCTAAGTACCTATAGGGTTCCGCCTGGGACATTTCTATATACAATGATGATTCGGTTATATCGGTCTTGCTGCAAGTTCCTTCCTGCTCGTTCCCGGCAACAAGAGGCCCAAGCTCTTCATCTGCGATGTGTCCCCCGCCACCGCTATGCAGACTACTACCAGCCCCGGCCTTAACAGTTCCGGTCCGAGATCCATCATCAAGCCCCGGATTGGTGATACACATGCACTCACACGCATAATAGATCTCGTTGATATATGCTACCTTGAATGAGTTTGGGGCCACTTCACTATACGGTTTCCATGCGTTCTCCGACTCACCACCTTCTACTGATATGAAGTTTGTATGAATGTAAGTCATCAAATTGGCTAATGTCCATGGCGCGAAATCATATACACTTTCTTCAACGGAGCCATGCGCGTAATAACTTTCGGCAGTAAGCATTACCTCAACAGCTGTTCGGGCGGCCAAAAGCCACGTTTTGAACCCTGCCCCCTCTACTGGGTCAGTTGCATTGATAGTTGCTGGAGGAGTTATAGAATCTCCAGATTGGGCTGCTCTCCTGACAAGTGCTTCTCTCAACGCATTAGGATGCGCCGCTACAAACGCGGCGCCTGGTAGCAGAGGGAAGTCTTCGTACCCTGCCATGATTTACTGCCAAGTAGCTTGTGGGCCCTGCGGACCCTGCGCTCCAGTCGATCCTTGCGGTCCTGTGTCGCCTTGGGCTCCAGCCTCTCCCTGTATTCCATCTGCGCCCTGGGCTCCGGTTGCCCCCTGAGCCCCAGTGGCCCCCTGCGGGCCAGTCGGACCTTGTGGCCCCTGAGCTCCTCCGCCTGTCACATTAAATTTGTCACCAGACCATTCCATGTTCGTTCCGGCATAATCGGTCCCATCGAATGGCGGGACCTGATCGTAGGCCAATCGCTTTTCTGCCATTTAAAGTTCCTCCACGGGAAGGCCTGCCTCGCACCGCATCATCAATCTCCTAGTAAAGCTCGAACCCGTAAACACTACATGTAATATTGTTTGACCATCCAGTTCCACGAACAGAAAACATGTTGTCTGACCCCAGGATTAGTTCCAAGTGCGTAGTGCTCATTTCAGATTCATCCTCTACTGCCAAAGCCAATATCCCTCCTGTACTTGCAGATTGAGTCCCAGGAGCAACATAAACATATTCTGTAGTATTCTCGTGCCCATAAAACGTCAGAAAGGCCTTGGGTGCTATAGCCACGGGGACAAAGGAAGAAGGATCTACAGCAGTAAAACTGCTTGGCGGATTCCCAGAATAGACCAAACCAGCATCACGATACATTATTCTTCTATTAAATTGCCAAAACCTTAAGAAGTTGCTAGAAGCGTCGTTTCTCACGGCGCCTATAATCGCTTTTTCTGTGTATCCAGAAGGCATTACGGGAGCTGTGCTACTAGCAGAAAATAGTCCAGCGACTGTCCTGTCGACCTTTCTTATGAGCCAAATGTAGTACCATGTGTTTGCCGCTTCGGACCCATCGTCTAGACCATTCTCTCCACTTGCAGTTATTGCCATTGTAATATCGTCTGTTGTTGTAATAACAGAAGCTCCATCGTATGTCTGCGCAGCAACGCCACTCGAGATTATTAGCGTAGAAGCAGGAGTGCCAGAATGATTTCTAACCTTGATCCCATAGAATATCGACTTGACTATTGCTTCGTTTATTCTGTCTGGGATCACCCTTGTAGTCATCTCATCAATCTCCTCAGTCTATTACGAATCCAAAAATAGTAGCCAGTGTATCTGTATTCAAACTAGAGCCAGATGTCCTCAGTGAAAATGTACCTTCGAATCCTAATAGACAATCTATATGAGCTACTAGCTTCTCGCTTTCCTCTTCTAGTTGAGCTACCTTAACACCACCAACCGATCCAGTTTGAGTCCCTGGCACAAAAAATAGTGACATGCTACCTTTTGAATTAAATAAGAACCTAACCAAGGCTCTGTCGGAGATCTCAGTCGGCACGTACGCAGAAGGATCTACAGTTACAAAACTGCTATATCTTCCAGATCTATTGAATACTGTTTGTTCATTCACAAAATTTACTTCCTTGCCAACCTGAAAGAACTTTAAGAAATTTCCTGATCCGTCGTTTCTTACCGCTCCGACTAAGGCTTGTTTTGTATATCCAGAAGGTTTCATCGGATCATCGTAACTCTCTGAGAAAAGTCCCGCCACAGTTCCGTCTGGCTTCTTTATCAGCCAGATATAGTACCACGTATCAGCTTTTTCTGGCCCGGCATCAAGTCCATTAGCACCTGTTGTCGCAATGTCTATATCCACATCGGACACGGAGGTGATAACGTCTTCTGCGTCATCCGAAGAAATTGTTGCTCCACTAGCGATCGTAACCATTGTGTTTGGCGACCCAACATTATTCTCAACGCGCACTCCATAAAAAATGGGTGCTACCATTTTCTTGTTAACTCTTGCTGGGATTAGAAATGTCAACGCCACAGCTTGGTCTCCACCAAACTATCCATGTGAAAGATTGTCAGTGTAGCCTATCAACATGGTTCCGATCCAGCTAAATGATGTGCTAGTCCCAATATTATTTAAGTACCAATAAATACGTCTCTCTGGTATTGGTATTCTAGAGACAAATCCATCAACTACTATCTCGACTCCTCCGTCTGTATTAGCAAGCGCAGCAACAACCCCCGTCACTTGGTCTAACCCCGGATAAACTTCGTTACCAACTGGCAATGCGTCTGTGTTGTTGTGATGCAAGCGCATTATGATGTCATCGGCTTTGATAACGCAAGAGAAGTCTGCATCAACTGCTGTTTCTGGAACCCATTTTGTAAGACTTTCTGGATACCATGTCCTTACCACTATGCCAGCTGCTGCAAATGTAACGCGCTTAGTTGCATCCGTGATTCTGATTCTATCCCCGTTCTGTTTAAATTTGCGGAAGTTGCCGCCAGTGGCTGCATATACGGCCCCGACCCTTCTGAAATTTGTGTATCCCCCTGGCATAGTTGGCGACACGAAGTTTGTAGAAAGCACCCCATTGACCACGCCCAGGTCTGTTGCTATTAAATAAATAGCATACCAGGTATTTGATGCTATAGTGCCTTCATCTATCCCACCAACCCCTTCTACGCTTGAGTCGATGGTTACGTCCGCATCCGGTTTTATAAATGTTCCAGAGTAACCACCCACGATGCATCCGCTTGCGATGCGGACAATCGTTAGGGGTGATGTATCATCTGTCCCTAAAGACAAATTGTAAACTGCGTGCTTGGTTACATCCGCATCTGAAACAGGCACTCCAGTCGCTCCGATTACTTTGAAAACAAGAACGTCATATTCAACCGCAGGAGACGTTAGTGTGACGGTAGATTCATCTGTTTCTTCGTACTCGTCCTCCAGGACTAATATTTTGCCATTTCTAATTACAACTAATGAATCGGTTCCTGGATCGTATGTGCCTGCGAGCTCAAATATTTCTTGGCTGTCTGTCGCTATGTGCTTCTCATGCAAAGGTACAACGGCAGAACCTGTAGCTGCTCCAATCCTAATTACAGAGATTGATTCTTGATATATTCTTCCACTCGTAAACGTTATCGATGTAGGAGCGCTCTCAAGATAGTCATCGAATACTTTACATACTGTTCCACTGGATATAACAATAAGTTGATTCATGCCAATGGCGTAGGCCCATGGTAGATTTACAGCGGTTTGGCCACCTGTCGCCGCGAAGTCATATCTTTTTATCTCTGCTAACCCACTACCTCCGCTACCACCACTACCGCCTAGATTTAAGAATGGGCGAACGTCTCTTATGTCATCTTGTGTAATTATAACTTCGTACCCTACTTCGTTAATAGTAACTTCGGCCAAAACCATCATCTCTGATGGATAGTCTGGAGCAACTGCGTATCCAGCTACATCTTCAGTCCCTTCTACAATGTAAAGATCGCCATTATCGGTTATTACCAATAAGTCGACACGCTCATTGCCAGGAGTCGTTACCTGCGAGAAAGCCTCAGATACCTGATCTGGCACTGTTACAGAAGAAGTCCCTGTAGCCGCAACAAAGGTCCCGGCTCTAACCAGAACCTTGTCAGAAAGGCCATAAGAATGTTCAGAGGTAGGAACCGGTTGCAATTCTGATAAATGGACTCTGTTGAGTAGAGTGCTATCGACTGTTGTCTTTGGCACATTGCTGATGTATGTAGCATCTATCTCTGTAGCGCTCGCCGGAACATAAATTTCTGCCAACTTAACGGCGTGATCCGGAAGCGTTGGCGGCACAGGCGGAGTACCTGCCTCACCCTGGACAACTTCATATTCCTGCGCCTGATTGCTACTCGAGTATTCATGAGTAGCTACTATCCAGTCTATTCTTGGATTCGAGACATCTGGAACAATAGTAACAGCCTCTTCGAGATCTGTTGATTCTCTAATTACAACTCCATCCTGGCTAATAAGTACGCCAGCCTTGATATTAAACAATAGCGATGCCGGAGTTGTTTGCTCAACCTCGAATCCAGCAATCACACAGCTCGATGGAAGCACATCGAGATACCTGCTGTTAAGCAACAGCGTCTTTCTCGGTGCGCCATAATCCCAAATTCTTGTCTGCGCCATGTCTTATGTTCCTTCACTGAGCGTGTATTCCCAGGTAACAACCAAGAACCAACCAGAGTCCTTGTGGACAGCTGGGAAAGTAACTCTGGCAAACATGACCCCATCAAGACTGAAAAGGCCAGCTTCTGTTATGTCGTCATTGGCCTCATCATCAGCGAAAATACATCTGAATTGTACTGCCTGATCTTCTTGGATTCTTTGAGAGACCGCTGTTCTGGCGAGCTCTTCTTCCAGGACTGTATCGGTAATGAGCGGATCTACAGGCGTTGTAATGTCCCCGGGCTCATGCCCGCCAGTGCCAACCCCTATATCCGAAATCTGATTAAAATCAGTAGCAGTCCCTAACATCATCTTGCCCAAAACATCATACCCACCGTTAACTATCATGTTCCTATATACTTGTTTTACACTCTTGCCGTCTTTAGACAATAACTCTATGGTTACCTTGCTGCTAACTGTCAGACTCGATCTCACCTTGGACATTTCTTACTCCTTGTCCATCAACTAATTATAGTCGATGTTTTTGGCCACGTCAAGGCTAAAGCAACATCGTAGATCATTTGTTTAACGCCCTCATGATTATGGCCCGTAATACGGTGGCACCGGCTCAAGTTCTAATAAAACGCTCTCTCCAAAAACTATCTCTTCGCTTACTTTATTTTCGATTATCGGGATATAATCTGTATATGCTGGCTTAATTGTGTCGGCAAACTTAATTAAATCTGCTGCATCAGCGGCTATCTTTACCTGGCTCCCATCCACCAACAATATCCAAGTGAAATGTTTGATAAGCTCGTAAATGTCTTTAGAGACATCCTGCTCTTCTCCAGAATCATCGAAGTGCCCGCCATCATCTAAATTGCCGCGGTCATCGAATCGGCCAACCCATTCACCACCAGTAACAGAGAACCTTCTCCATATTTTTTGGAACCCAGGGATATATTGCCACCAGTCTGGTTTGTTTATATAGTCCCAAACCTGGACGCCATCAGATAACTCTTGGTATGCAGTAAGTTGTTCTCCGGCAGAAACTATAGGGAGTAATGGATAGGGAATATTAAATACCATATCGCCAAACTGGACCTGTATGTCGTTAGAGTTGTCAGGATTTGGAGTTATGCTCAATACTCTGGTATCAGCTGGAGACAATGGGATATCTATTGCTATCTTTGCCCCACGCCGTATGTTGGTTACAGAGGGACCGTTCCAGTAAACGTACCATATGCCGCGGGTACTATAAAGATAATCTACCGAAGATGTTGCTTTAGAGAACCCGATTGGCTCACCAAAATTGTTATTAATAGTCTTCTCGTCAACCCATAAGTTGGGGGCCCAAACACTGGTAAATGCAGTCTTGCTGAAGATCCAGCCTGATGTTATTACGTGATCCACTCCCTGCTCAAAAGTAGAAGCGGGCAAGTCTATCGCGTCTTGAAGGACAGGCGCAGACACGATATTGGAATCAATCGGATGCTTCCAAATGTACGTTTCGTCGGTGCTCGCTTCCCAATCTTCCAACTCGAAATACACCCAACTATATCGCCAATAGACCGGCACTGTCTCTAAAGACTTGCTGAAGTCAGCCTGATAGTTCTGCAAATATAGATCATCAGTAATCTGGGACAACCCGCCCCAAATTGTGGCTAGCTGGTCACGCTCTTTGTATGTATCCCAAAAATCAGATAGAATCCTGAATATATAGCTAGGATCGAATCCTGGTAGCTGAACAGTCATGATCGCTCCTTAGACTAGTTTCGTTGCCGTAATGTTCCTGGCAACGAATTTAGACGTCCTATCTATGGAGACAGATACCTCACTCTCTTCGTGAGTAAGTGTACCATCTAGGCCATATTTATCGCACCGGATCAGGAAGTCGTTTTCTATGTAATCAACATCGAAGAAGTACAGAGTTGCCACTAGGTCTGAAGCTTCAAAAGTGGCTCCAATCTTCATCTTGTCAATAAATTCTTCAACAACCGCCACAAAGTTTTCTTCTGAGAGATCCCCTCGATAGGTAATGTCGATGTCTACGAAGGCCGGTAGGCATCGACGTACTAATAGGTCTGCAGTAACAACTCTGTTGAGTTCATTAGTAACGTATTGCTGATATTCAGAAATGCTGGTGTCGGCATAATAATTAACCTTTAACGTCTCTCCAATGAAGTACCTGTCGCCTGCCACATCAGTCTGAAGCAACCTTATACGGACCTCCTCGTTAACAGAAAGCCTTGTGTCCGCATCGGACGTCTCAAGCCTATAATCGCTTACTTCGATCCTGTAGTTAACGTTCGGCCTGACCGTTAGGGTCTCGACCAAGGTTAAGGTTAGTTGTGTTGCGGTATCGACCGATTCTATTGTATAAGTTCCTGCCTCCAGTCCATCGACAATTACCAGCTTGTATCCAGGCTGCACACCTAGGGTTATAAAATCCACAGGATCTGCAGTGTCGTTATCCTGGAATGTAGTCCCGGCTGTTATCTCTCCTGTGCCCTTATCTGACGTAATCCTGGTATGCTCTGGCCACAATGTATAAGTAGCAGATGGCGAAAGTGGATCGTGAGTTATCGGATCGACCGCGATCATCGACGCGATACCCACGACTGGCAGCGTAACGCCAACAGGTGAGCCCTCAGCAAGATTGTTTATCTCCTGGGCGACATCGATAAAGAATGTCTTCTCTTCAAGAGATGTTGTGTCTGCGTAAATATCAACCTTGCCGCCAATATGATAATCGTCCACAATAGCAAGTCCATCGATACCGTATTCTATGTTGCTCCTAAGAGTCAATGTGTCGTATAATTCTAGCGTAGTAGCGCTAGTTACAGACTTAATCGTGTGTTTCCCTGCGTCTGCGCCACTCAGAATCACAATCTCGTGTCCTGGTTTTATGCCAATATCAACAAAGTCTATTGGGTCACCAGGATCAACATCCGAGAAGACGGTTCCATCGCCAGTTACGCTTCCGAAATACCTTTGCTCAACAACAACCAATAGATCCATGATAGCCGTCAGGATATCTCGCTGCATCTCATCGTCACCAAATCCGATGACAGCGACCTCCCGCAGAGTATTGTACTCGGCCAGCAATGTGGCTGAGATTGATCGTTTGGTTACCAGGTCTCTGGTAACGATTGCGTTTTCAGATCTGTATTTTAGAGTAGCGTTATCTTCATTGTCTATCCCGAGTGCAAACGCGCTGAGGTTGTCGACCTTTACTATGCCAGGAGGGCCACCGCTTATGAACACTATAGAATGGGCGTCGATATTGTATTCCACCCCTTCTTCCTGAGCCACACTTGGCACATCTGCATAGTAATACAGACCATCGATGTTAAGAGCTATTTCCTCTGCGGTGAACGAAATAGTTTCTTCTGGATTAAAAATTAATCCTGTTGCCGTTTGAAACTGAACGTCTGTAGAGAAGGACGTTTGCTGGGCGGCTAGCATGTACACCCTGACGGTCCCCTCTGATTTAACGCCTCCTTTTCTGGTTACGAATATATTGGCGACCAGCGCATCCATTTCCTCTTCTGTCATCTGCTCGAAGTTCTGCAGAGACATGTTCCGCTTAAGCACGTTGACCTGGTCACGGAATGGCTGCAGGAACACGATCATTGGCTTAATAACCATATCCCTGAAAGCAGTACCCTCCCGAGTGTCAAAGTCCGGGAAGTGCTCCTTGACCTTGTCGATCAGGAACTTTTCGATTGGCAGCAAGTAATCAGTGGCCATGAATCACCTCACACCGAAATCCCAACGACTACCGCAGATCCGACTGCCGAGGTTACTTTGATTGTCACTTCCCAGAGTGCCTGGGCCGTGTCAAATGTCACGTCTACCAGCTCAAGGTTTTCCAGCTTCTCTTCTGGATCTAGGTTTACAGTATTCTGCTCATCCTTTATTTGGCCTAAAATCGTCATTAGGCCTTTGCCAACCTGCATTTTAGCGCCTTCCTCGCTCACTGTGGCCGCGACAGAAGGCAGCAAATACTTAAGCCCCATACCGTAGTCTGCGCTGAAAATGTCTCTGCCGGGGGTAGTCTTAATCGCTTTCACTATGATCTGGATCAGATTGTCCAATCCCTCGGCCGCCAATGGTACGTTGGTGGACGTAGAAATAGCATAGTTGTATTGATTCGGGATTACAACTTTTATGTCTTTCATGAATCGACCTCCGCCTGATACCGCTCTACACTGGCTGACACTTGTTGAATCTCTGCCATGTCCTCTTTAACCAGCATGTCTTGCGCCATCGTCTTGTACCTCGAAAAGATAGACGACAGAAGGTCATCGGCACGCTTCTGGTTGAGAACGAATTGCTTCGCACTCGCCAGGTCGTTTACGGCATTCACGGTCAAATCTGGATTATTAAGCGCCTCGTCTAGCTCTTCAGACAGCGTAGCAGAAAACTGGCCCCTGTAACTTGCGTTGTCGGGCGAAAGGCTAAAAAACTCTTCCCAGTCCGCCCTAAGCATAATGTCATTAGCCCTGTCCATCCCGGCGGAGAGCAGTAGCTCAGACAGATGTCCCGGTATCTCTCCGATCTCGACAGAAGAATATGATTCTGCGGCTGTAATAGCAAGCTCTATATTATTAACCAACGTAATATTATCGCTCTGTATATTAGATATCACATCATTGAGCTTCGTCTGAATATCCGGATCATTTGGCCATCCATCTTCCAGGCGTTTCCCAACCCAATATTTCATGTATGTTATACGGTTTTTGAGCAATGCAAGATCTTCTTCAAAAGCTATTGCCGCTAGATCGTAAGAAATCGGCACGTAATCGGCAACATATCCATCCTCGTCTTCATCGAGATAGGTCCATATCGCTTCTGGAACGATATCCATCTTTTTTTGAAGCGCCAGAAGCTCCATGTACCACATACGCTCTAGAGTCGGCGCAGAAGCCGTGTCGCCTTTGGCTACTGCCGCAGACATAGAACGGAAAATCGATCGGATTTCGGCCTGGATATGGTTCAACATCGCCAGCATCGGGCCCTTCATGGATGATGTCACTTCTTCTTGTATCTTCTCGTAGCATCCGATAAGGCTATTAACCTGGCTGTAAAATACGCCGTAGGCTTCTTCTATGGCGGCCATCATGAAATCCAATGAAGCTATGCCGCCTTTTACCTCTACAACTTTGTTGGTTGCTGCTCCATAGTTAACCAATGCACCGCTTGCACTTTGTATATTGGCTTTCGCTTCTTCATATAGGGCCTCTTTGAAAAACGAAAGCCAATATACAAAGTGCAAGCGGTGCA